ATGCGCAACAAGCTGACCGCGATTGCAATCAAGAAGGCGCCTGACGGCAAGCTGGGTGACGGCGGCGGCCTGTCGCTCATCAAGAGCGGCAGCGCGGGCAAGTGGGTCTATCGCTATACCCACCTGGGGCGGCGGCGCGACATGGGGCTCGGATCGTGGCCGGATCTTCCGTTGGCGGAAGCGCGGCGCCAGCGCGATCATTGGGCGTCTGTCGTTTCGGCCGGGAGTGATCCCATCGCGGCGCGGGAAGCGGAGCGTGCAGCACAGAAGGCCGAACAGGACCGCGCCGACCCCACATTCGCGGATATGGTTCAGATCGTGTTCGAGGCCAAGCAGGCCGGCCTGCGTGGCGGCGGCACCCGCGGCCGCTGGCTGAGCCCCCTCGAACACCACGTTATCCCGAAGATCGGGCGCAAGCGCATGTCTGAGATTACCAGAGGGGACGTCTACGACGCGATCAAGCCCATCTGGCGGGACAAGCACCCCACGGCCATGAAGGCGGTGCAGCGCACGCGCATTGTGTTCACCGAGGCGCGCTACATGGGAATCGACTGCGACCCCTTCACCGTCGATGCTGCGAACCGGATGCTGGGCGAGGTCAGGCACCAAACGAAGCACATAGCAGCGACGCCCTGGCAGGATATCCCGGCCCTATGGGATCGCCTCAATCCCGAATCGGCGGCCGGGCTGTGCCTGCGGTGGATGATGCTGACGCTTGTGCGGTTCGACGGGTGCCGCGCTGCTCGCGTATCCGAGGTGGATGGCGATATCTGGATCGTGCCCGCCGATCGGGTGAAGGGGCGCGAAGGCAAGGCCAGGGAATTCCGCGTGCCATTGTCGGGGCCCGCCCTTGAAATTGTCGAGGAAGCGCGCGCGGCCGGGCATGACCTGCTGTTTGCCGGACATCGCGGTCAGCCCATCACGTCACGCGCGGCTGAGAAGCATCTGGATCGCTTGGGCGAGCCGGGGCGGCCCCATGGGTTTCGCACCAGCTTTCGCACATGGGTCCAGGATACGGACGCCTGCCCCTGGGAGGTGTCGGAAACGATCCTCAATCACAGCATTGGCTCGACCGTCGAGCGCAGCTATGCGCGATCAGACCTGCTTGAGCGCCGGCGGCCTGTCATGGAGGCGTGGGCCGGGCACATCGTCGGCGGCGAGCGCGGGGTTGTCGATCTCGATTCCATGCGCAACTGATCACGTCCGGTCTCTCGACCTGCTCAGCGGCGGCGGCACGAAGGCAACGCCCCCGAGCACCTTGCGCCGCAGGTTGTAGGTGTCGGCGTGGCGCGCATGGCCGATCCAGCTCATGATGACCGGGTCGATCTCGTCCCAGCTGATCAGGCCGCGATGATACTGCGAGGCCATCCGTTTCATCTTGCGGCGCATCCGGTTGATGCTGTCTTTTCGCAGGGCGCGGTGCGTTGGCCATATGCGGTAGCCGAGAAAATCCAGGGCGCGGCCGCCCTCTTTCCTGACTGGAAATATCTGCGTTTTGGAGTTGGTGCGCAGACCGAGTTCTGCCCACAGGAATCCTTCGATATCCCGCCTGGTCTCGTGCAGGTGATCCTTGTCGTGGTGAATGACGACAAAATCATCCATGTAGCGCACATAGCGCGGCTCGCGCAGCGTGTGCTTCACGAAGTGATCCATCTCGTTGAGGTAGACGTTTGCGAATAGTTGGCTTGTCAGGTTGCCGATCGGGATCCCGCGCGGCATGAGCGCGCCGTCGTCGGCGCTGCTTCCGATCACCTCTTTCAGCAGCCACAACGTGTCCGGGCAGGCGATGCGCCGACCCAGGATGCGCACGAGCGGGTCGTGGCACACCGATGGAAAGTATTTCGATATGTCGGCCTTGAGTGCAAACGCTTGACCGTGCTCCCTGATCGTCTTTCTGAGGTAGCCCTGCACGGTATCGGCGCCCTTGTGTGCGCCCTTGCCATGCCGGCAGGCAAACGACTGGTCGATGAACCGCGCTTCGAATATCGGCTCGATGACACTGATCAACGCGTGCTGCACGACGCGATCCTTGAGCGGCAGCGATGCTATCTCCCGGCGCTTGGGTTCGTAGACGTGGAATCGGTGATAGGGGCCGGTGCGATATGTCTTGTGGATCAGGCTTTCCTGTATTGCGATCAGGTTGGGTTCGAGGTCGGCCTGAAAGGTTGCCACGTCGCGCTGGCGGCGACGCCCTTTCGCCGTGCGCTCCCATGCGCGCACAAGCGTCTCGAAGCTGATGATGTCGGGCCACAGATTTCGGAAGGTCTTAGCCATGATGGGGCGGCCGGGACGAGGGGTCGCCTGCGTGGCTACTGCGACGCCCCGGCCTGTTCATGTTTTTCGGCACTTGGCCGAGGATTGCGGGTCCTTTCGAGGGTGTTCTGAGCCGCCGCCCTTGAGCGACGGTTTTCTGACGGTCCCCGGAAGCGGGGCGAAAGCCGATGTTCGAGTTCGAGTTCGACCGGGCATTGTTCAGGTTCAGGGCAAAGACCCCGGCACTGGCGCCATTGTTCCAGTTGCCACCGCGGATCGGCAAACGCTCATGCATGGCCCGCACCCCTTACCAGCGACTTGAACCAGCCGCCGATCATGCGTCCGACCTCGTCTATGTGACGAGACCAGGTCTCATATTTCTTGATGTCGATATACCGCAGCGTGAAGGACGTTCTGACCTGTGAGCGCAGCAGGTCCAGCTCGGCGTCCAGATCCTGCATCGTCGTCTTTTTGTGATACCGCTTGTTGCAGATCACGATCAGGCGCAGCACACCCCACATCGCCTCGCGAATCTCCGCCGCCAGAACATGTCGCTCGAACTTCGGAAACTGCCGCAGGGCCACATAGCCGTAGGCGATCATTTCCTCGCACTTCTGTCGGATTTTCAGGTCTTCCAATTTCAGCCTATCACGGTATGGGCCCACGCTATCGCGCGGGCCTCAGATTTCAGGGGGTCGGATTTCAGATTACGAAAGCGGGGCGAAAGCCGATGCCCGAGATCGAGTACGACCGGGCAATGTTCAGGTACAGGGCAAAGACCCCGGCACCGGCGCCATAGCTCCAGTCGCCACCGCGGACCGGCAAACGCTCCCCGGCCACGTTGATGTAGAAGCGGTCGCTCTCGATCGGTGCACCCGGCTGTATCAGCCCGTATTGCTTGAGAATCTGAAGCGCGGCCGTGGACACCGAGTTCGCCGTCATCGTGGAAAACGCCGCGCCGGAGCTGCACACCAGCGTGCCGGCCGCCGTGCCGGACGTGGCGTAGTGAACGGTGCCTGCGGTGCCGGGGGCGACCAGCGCGCCCGTGGCGGCATCCACCGCCTTCCAGGGTCCGCTGGCGCTCAGGTCGGTCGCTGACAGGACGGCATCGTTGTCCGCGATGATCTGGATTTCTCCGTCGACGATGCGCATGCCGGGCGCCCATTCCCACACATTGCCGTTGAGAAGCTGCACGCCCCACGGGGTTGGCGGGTAATTCCAGGTCACCGGGCCGCTGCCTGCGCGGATCACCGTCGTCGTGCTGCCGTCGCCGGGGTCGCCGTTGTCGTCGACGCCGAACTCGGTGTCGTCGTTGTAGGCCCTGCCAGAATCATTATTCCCGCGCGGGAACCGGAAATCCGCACGCGCTTTCAGCGCGAGCGCCGCATACATCGGATTTGTCGCCACGCAGAAGCCCGCGCCGCTGTTGCGTGCCAGCGTTACGGCTTCGTCGTGGTCGATGCTGGTGCGCGGCACGAGGCCCGCCTGCGACACCATCTCGCCGCTCACCTCTGCCGCCGGGTGTACGCCGACCAAGATTTCATCCTTCGTCACGCCGTCAACGACGAAAGCCGGGTGCACGCCGGATCCTAGGCTCGCGTCAAGATCCTCGACGAGGAACTTCCGCAGCCGGTAGAAGTAGCTGGGCTGGCCTTTCGTCGTGAAGCGCACGGTCATGTCGCCGCCCGACATGGTTTCGACCTGCTTGCGCAGATCGGCTTGAATATCGACGCTGACGCTCATCATACTTCTCCTGCTGTCGGATCAATCGGCGGATTTGCTGTGGCGAGATACGCGGAATAGACCAGCGCGTAGATTTCGCCCTGCGTTGTGGTCTGGCCCGTGTCGGCGCCGGTTTCCGGGTCGATGATCGGAATGACGGCGGCCGGATCGAATGCCAGTGGCAGCGGGGATGCAGGCATGTGCATGACTTGCCCCCCGTCCGTGCCGATGATCGTCTCCTGATGGAACGTCACTCGTGGCGTCTTGCCAAGCTGGTTGTCGATGATCACCTGCGGGCAGCGGGTGAAGCTTTCTCCCGCGATCGGTGTTTGGTTCAACTTGTAGGACATGATGATCTCCTGATCAGGCTTGTGTTACGGTGCCGTAGACGGTGAGACCGGCGGATGTGAAGCGGACCACCTCTGTCCCGCCGATCGCAATGGACAGGGTGTCGGCGGCGGATGAATAGATACCGACCGTCCCGATGCGCAGCGCCGGGGCGTCAAGCGATCCGCCGGTCAGTTCGGTGCGACCGCCGTTGACTTGATCCGATACTTGGCCCAAGGCGGCCGCGAGGTTGAACAGGGCCAGCGTGGTGATCGTGTTCGCTTCCTGTGAGCCCGACAGGCGCTCGATTTCGCGGTATGCTTGCCCGAACGCCGCGGAGAGTGTGCCGAGACCACCGTCAAGTTCTGGCAGGCCGGGAGCTGCAATGCTGCCAGTCACCTTGACTGTGTCAAACACTGGATCAGTGCCGTAGGCAACTTGTTGGGCGTCCAGCAACGCCTGCTCGGCGCCGTCCTCGTGTTGCGATGCCAGCAACGCATCCGCAGAAGTGCTGCTTGCATGACCCTGGGCGGCGTCACGGTAGGTCAGCGCGGTGTCACGGGCGGCCTGGGATGCATCACGGGCTGCTTGGCTGTCGGTTACCGAGGTGTCCAGCGTGGCTTTCTTCACGTTCACAGCAGCCGTCAGGCTGTCGACCGAAGTGGTCAGATTGGCAACTTCTTGTTCAACGGTCATGATCGGGTCTCCTTACGAGAAAGCGTGCGCGTCGATGTAGCGGGTCTGGCTGTTGGTGAAGGCTGTGGCCATCTGGACGAGTTGGGGAGCGATGCTGTCATGGATCGCCTGCGTATCGTCCCGGTAGCCAAGGGCGGCCGTCTCGCTGGCCGCGGCATTGGTCTCGGATGTGGCAGCGCCGGTCTCAGCGGATTCCGCCGCGGTTTGCGCTGCCGCAGAAGCGGTCTGCGCTGCCTGGGCTGCATCTTTTGCCGCAACTGCGCCCGTCTCGGCAGTCTCCGCCCCGGTTCGCGCTATCTGCGCATTGGTCAAGGCGGTCTCGCTGGCAACCCGCGCAGTCTCCGCGTCGGTGGCTCTCTGGTCTGCCGTGATCGCGCTTGTATTCGCAGCGCTGGCATCTGCGGCAACACCAGACTCTGACGCTGCCGCTGCTGTAGCGCTGGCCGATGCCTCCCCGGCCTTGGTTGTGGCGGTGGCTTCCGCGGCCTCTGCGGCGGTTTGCGCATTCTGGGCGTTGAGCCTGTGGCCCGACGCCGAGTCCCGCGCGGCCTCCGATGCAGCCTGAGCCGTCTGGGCCCCCGTCTGAGCGGCCTCCGCTCCGGCCTGCGCGTCAACGGCGGCCACTTTTGCGGCGCTTGCTGCGCTCTTGTGCGCGTCAGCCGTCGTGGAGTGGGTGAAGGCATTGGACTCGGACTTCTCCGCCTCGCTCGCCGCCGTTTCGGCCCGCGTCGCGTCCGTGGCCGCCGATTGCTCGGACAGCGCAGCGTTGGCGGCGGCCGTCTCGGATGCGGTCTTTGCGGCCTCGGCATCACCCTTGTAGATGTTGGTCGTATCTCGCGCCGCGCGGGCGTCGATAACCGCCTGCTCGGCTGCATTGACGCTGGGCGGTGGCGGCAGATCCATGGATTGCGACAGATAGGCGGTCGCGCTTTCAGGGACGGTTGCGAAGATCGACTGGCTGAACCCGCCCGCCTGCCACACGACCAACACGCGATAGCGTCCGGGCGTCAGGTCGATCGAGAAATCACCGTTGTCGTCCGATGTGACCGTGTGCCCGCCGGTCTGGTTCGCGCTCGGCAGGACAATCGCATCGCCGTCGGCGCCGATCTTCTGCGGATGCGGTGTGAAGGTCAGCGTTACCCCGGATTGCGCGCCGAGGCCGACGTCAACGGTGCTGCCCGTGATGGTGCATACGCTCATCGGCCGGACTCCCTGCGCCAATCTCGAACTGCCGGGTTATCACTCGCGGCGCTTTCTACGGTTTCCAGGGTTACCTTGGCGTCAGATCCGGTATCGGCGGCGCCCGGCGTGTCGCTGTTCAGGGATCGCAGCGCCTCAATATCCTCGACCACCTGCGGGGTTCGCGCGGCGACGGCCGCCATCGCCTTCCCGGCCTGTAGGTGCTTGGCAGAATACCTCGCGCCGAAGTAAAAGGTGATGATCGCGCCCAACAGGAGCCACAACTGGTCAGGCACGAGCGCAAGGCCGCGCATCCGTGACGAAAACCACACGGGATCGACCATCGCCGCAACGAACAGACCGATCGTCCCAAGCGCCATTGCGGGACGCGGGATACGGTTGATGCCGTCGATCAGGCTGTTGAACCACCCGCCGGAGTTGTCGAACTCGGCCGCCATCTGTTCGAGCGCGGCGCGCTGTGCGCCTGCCTCGCGCTGATCTGCGGCCTCCGCGTTCGGCCGAAAGGTCTCGACCGTTTCGGTGATGACGTTGCGCCCGCCGCCGAACAGCGCGCCGATAAGTTTTCCAATCAGCCCCATGCCTTTACCCTTTCCTCAAACTCCGCGGTGCTCAGGTGAAAGCGCGGACTGATGAAACTCTCCGCCCGCCTGATCCAGCCGCCTTTGCCGCCGACGCGGGTGCGGGCGTACTTGCGCGACGCCGGCCGGCGGTCGGCCAGCCGCAGGTAATAGTTGCGCCGGGCGATGCCGTAGGCGTCTACCAGGCGGTCACCGGCCTTCTCGAACGCCCGCGCAACAGCGGCGGCCGTGTTGGGCCCCAGCGCGCCGTCCACCGTGACCGGCTCATCAAATTCCGCCAGAAGCCGCTGGAGGATGCGCACGGCGTTGCCGCCCGCGTTGACCTGCATGTCGAACACCGTCGCCTGCAACGGCTCGGGCAGCAGGTTGATCCGCGGCGCCTCGAAGTAGTGTTTGATGAAGATGTCGACGGCCTGTTGGCGCGTCAGGGCGCGCACGTCGGCCACGTCCACGTCGCCGTCGCGATCCAGGTCAAGCCCCAGCCTGCGCATGGTGTGGATAGTCACGCCATAGTTGGTCGCGCCGCCCGGATCGTCGGGGTCGTTCACAAACCCGCCCTCGCGCGAGACGATCTCGCGGGCTATCTCGGTGACGCTGGGTGAGGATCGGACATGCGAACCCATTGAAAACCTCGTTTTCTCTGCGGGTCGCACATCATGCGCGGTGTTGTGGAGCCACCATTACCACATCTTGCGGCAATGGTGAAGCCGTCAATCGTAGATCGGATCGCGCGTCGTGCTGCGGATCGTGTAATCGAGGCGCGGGTTAAGTTGGGCACCCTGCACATTGCGCTGGCTCGCGCGCATACCGCCCCGGATCGACTGCTTGAGCGTTTGCACCGTGATCGGATAGGTCGGGTGCTTGCTGTTGAAGTCGACGATCAGATCGACAATGGCCGGCGTAAGCCCGTCGCCTTCGCGGCGCGACTTGCGCACAGCGGCCAGGATATCGCCCCGCTCGTCCATGATCCGCCTTTCTCGCGACTTCATGCGCGAGTTCAGGTCGTAACGCTCGGACAAGCGCGCCGGGGTGAAGCCCACTGCCTGTGCCAGAAGCTCGCCGACCCTGAACTCGTCAATGATTGGATCGCCCCGGTAGGTCTCCGCGCCCTCGACCCAATAGCGTCCCGTCTGCATGATGTCGTTGATGAACTTGGGCGTCATCTTCTCGACGCCTCTCCAAACCTCGCCGTCCTTAACCATGCTGACGCCGCGCCAGATGTTTTCCCCGATGCCCGGCACTGCGCCCAGCATCTGCCGAATCCAGTAGTTGTATTCTTCTTCGCCTTCCAACTCGCGCCAGGGCTTGCGGAACCACAGTTCCGGCATGCCGATCCGGTTGGTCAGGTCAATTCCGGCCCAATAGCCGGGGGCGCCGTTCAGAATCATGCCGGCCGCATCCTTGGGAAGGTAGTTGAGAAGCGCCGTCTCCATCGCTTCCTCGACATCGTCGGACCCGCCCGAGAAAAACAGCCCCAGAAGCCCCGTGATCAGCGCATAGCCCCAGGTGCCCTTGACGCCGGCGTGGAACATCATCGAACCCGTGATCCCGGCCAGTTGCGCCATCGCTTCCTGCCGCTCGGACTTCGTCTTGCCTCGCATCATCTGATGCGTGTCGCGGAAAAGGCGCCACAGCATGTTGATCTGGAAGTTTCTGAAAACCATCGCGACGCGCATGTAGTCGTTCTGCAAAAGGCGTGGCCTGGCGGTATTTTGGTAGTCGAAATGCGTCTTCCAGGTCAGGTCACCGGCCTTCTGAATTGCGGCCTCCCGGTCCAGTCCCTTATCTTTGGCCATGCGGTATGCGGCGAGGAATGTCACCTCGCGGTTCATACGCTCAGCGTGGTGGAAGAACCAACTGACCTTCTCCATGATCATCGTGCGCGTGGCGCTATACTCCACCCCCGTCTCGCCGACACCGGCCAGATCGTGCGACTGGCTCTTGTCCACCACGCCGCGGCTATATGCATCGTGCATGGCAGCGCGCTCGTCGTCGGTCAGGCGCGAACTGTCAGCCGCATGCCCCTTGCCGGTGGTGAAGTCGGCCATGGCGCGCGTCAGTTCCCTGGCGGCCTTCCTGATCCCGCCCTTGCCATAGAACGCGCCGAGTATCGGCGTGCCCACAACGCTGGTCTGGGACACGTTCACAAGAGCGGCAGCCGGCGTCATGCCGAGGTAGTAGACAAACGCCGCCGAGGTCGCGCCCTGCGCCCACGCGGCGCCCTGCGGGTTCATCACATACTCGTGCCGGCGATCCATTTCACGCACGACAAGCCCGTCGCGCACCGGATCATCGGAGCGGCGCGCCTCGTCTGCGGCGACTTCCAGCGCCTCACTCATGTCGAGGCTGTATTTCAGGCGTGCAAGCTGGTGCGCGCCGTGAAACATCTGGGTGCCGAAGGCGCGGAATGCGTCACCGGAATAGCCTGGCGTGCCCTTCCGGTGCATGCGGTTCTTGCGCAGCGACATGTCGGGCAAGGTTTCCAGCCACCGCTGCCAGATCGCGTCCATCACTGTGTTGTCGGCGCTGATTTCCGACAGCAGCCCCTCGACATCTGCGACAAAGCCGGGGTCGACCATGTCGCGCATGTTCGTCTCGCTCATCACCCCGACTTCGACGTCGTAGCCCTCGCGCCGCATGCGCGCGGCTTCTTCCTGCTGATCTGCGACCTTCTCGAACTTCGAGAAACTCACGATCTTCCCGCTCTCGTCGCGCGAGGTCACATAGAGATCACCGAACCTGGACAGCGGGAAGTACGGCCCCTCGATCCTGTTGCTTTCGAACTTCTTGCGCAGCTGGGCGATGCGCGCTTGCTTTGAAAGGCGCGTCCTCAACTTGGCCTTGCTCAAGGCGGCGTTGGCTTCCTCGATGGCTTGATCCTTCTCCGCCCCATCGAGCCCGTCGTCCTTGATGCGCTCGATTTCGCGTTCGTGGGCGCGTTCTGCGCGACGCACAGCCACGGTCATGGCCTTTGCCGCCTGTTCCTCGATCGCCTTCTCGAACTGCTCGGCCAGTTTGCGATATTCATCGCGGACAGTCCTGAACATGGCCTGGAATTCCTGCGGCAGGCTGTCAAACGCCTCCCGAAGTCTCGCGTAGTCAGCCTTTCGCCTGATTTCGCGGTTCTGGCGCGCCTTGGCGGCCTTGTAGGCGACGCTGTTCGGGTTGTGCGTCTCCAGAATCTCGCTGTCGCGCGCCTCGACGACGCTCATGTAGGGCTTGGATGGATCTTGCCCGGCAATCGTCGAGTCGTGCATCAGGTCCATCATGCGCGCGTTGTTCGGCCTGTCTCCGCGCTTCCAAATCTTGTCGCCGGATATCAGGCGCCGCCATTTCTGCGCGATCTCGTCCGTATCGCCGTGGCGCTCGTTGCGCAGTGTGTCCATGGCTTCTTTCAGACGCAGGTATTTCTGCGCCGAAGGCAGGTTCTTGCCGAGTTCGGTGAACAGGGGGCGGCCGGGAACAAGCGCCAGGGCATTTGCGCTGTCGCCGGTCTTCATCCCGGCCATCGCCTGCGTCATGATGTTGCCGAGAAGTTTCTTGCGACCGCGTTCCGCGTTTGCGTCATAGACGGGTTCGACGTTTGCCGGATGCGCCGGATCGCGCCGACTGGCTCGCATGCCGCCACCCCCGCCGGGTCCGTCCGGACCGCGCCCGCCGACCTCGCCGCCGTTGATGCGCCCGAACACGTCCGCGGCCGTGTCCGCCCCGCTCAGCCGCAGCGCCTTGGTGATGGCTTGGATCACGTCGCCCAGCTTGGCCAGCGCGCGCCCGACCGGGGTTGCCGTGTCGCGCTTTGCGCCCCACTCGCGGAACATTTCGGCGACGACTTCCTCGATCTGCGCGGTTGCGTTCAAATCCGGATAGAGCCGCTTGATCTTGTCGCGCAGGTGCTTGTTCGCAGGGCTGCGCGCCGCGCGCACCAGCGTTTGCCATTCCGCCTTCGTGAACAGGCCATGCGAACCACCCCACAGGCTGGAGTCGCGCAGGGCGTGGATGATTTCGTGACGCAGCGCGCCAATGGCGCCGCCGACCCCGGTTGCGTCCGAGGCCACGCCGATCGTCTCGTCGAGGAAATACCCGTCGAGCGCAGACATGCCCGGATAGTCCGCGTCGATCGGCCCATCCGACACTCGCAGCTTGATCCGCGACGACAGGCCGACGCGCTTCAATTCAGCCCGCAGGCGCCCCTTGAGCCCGCGCACCTCGGCGGGTTCCACCACCGTGCGCTTGACCGGTTCGGGCGCGATGGCTACGTTGAGGGTGTCGGGGCTGACTTCCAATACCGGGTCGATGTGCGTCTCACCACGCCTCGCCGTCGATTTCTTCGAAAATCGGGCCCCGACACTCATATCCTTTGAGAGATCGTAGTGCATGCGGCCGTTGGAATCCTCGCGCACCGTAACCACAACGTCCTTGGGCTGACCTGCCAGCATCACCCGCGCGGCAAACTTGTGTACTGCTTTCATCTGCTGGCGGCCGTAGATGTCTGGCATGGTGGACACCAGTGTGCCGTGTGTCATGACTTGCTCCAGCGCCGGAATCAGTCGCACAAGATCCTCGCCCTTCGCGTTGACGCTCTTGGCCGCACCCCGCCGGGTAAAGCCGATCTCCCAGCCCGTCTCACGGTTGGTGATGCGCTTGCCGACCAGGTTGTCGCGATACCATCTGATGCCAGCGGCGCGCAGCGCGCGCATGCCGTCGCCCTTCGGCTCGATCTCCTTGCCGGTCAGGGATGTGACGGGCTCGCGCCGCGATGCCTTCGGCGCGGGCTTGTCGGCGTCGATGATTGCCTGAGCTTCATTCTTGTGGGCATCGGCAATGAACTCCGACCCAAGGCTCATTTCGTATTCAGACAGAACCTTGCCCAGCACATCGCGCGACTCGATGGACTTCTTGAACGGCCCGGAGCGGGTGGAAAAGTCGCCCAGGATTTCGCGCACCGTCGGGTTGAAGATGTACGGTTTGTGGCCGCGCTTCTTGTCGATCCTGATTTCAAACTCGCCGCGCGAGCCGGGCGTGCGCTGCACCGTCATGACCTCGTCAGCCGTTTTCAGCAGCGCCGGCGCGTTCGACGTGCCCGCCTCGCTCACGAACTTGATGGCCTGATCGACGCTCGTGAACGAACGCGGCGCATCGGCCATCGCCTGCTCGGCAGAAAAGTCCTTGGGAAGCATCAGACCTTGATCGAGAGACCCGTCGTCTCGGCGGAACATCACGATCTGGCCGCGCCCCTTGAACTTGGAGAAGGCGTTGATGACGTTGCCGGTCACGACCTCACGCTTTTCGCGCGCCTCGGCCTGGCCATTTTCGAACGCTTTGCGCACTGTTTCTTCGCGGGCTCCGGTGATCGAGTAGTCATCTGCGTCAGCGTCGGTGAGGCGCGACATGGATACCGTGATCTGCCGCCCCGGCGATGCAAGCGCGATCCTGACGCTGATCTTCGACGCCGCTGTCGGGTTGTCGGATACCCTTGAGAGGTCGGCGCCAAGTGCCATGGCGTAGACGGTATCCTGCGTCTGACCGTTTTGCAGGAACGACACCATCATAGGGCGACCGGGCGCAAACTGACTGATGGCGCTCTTGATGGCGCGGAACTTGTCTTGCTGGGTGGCGGTCGCCGCGTCGTGTCGGTTTATCAGGTCGGCCACCTTGTCCTTCTGCTTTTCGGTCTTGGCTTGTTTTTGCCGCTCGACAAGTTCCTCCCGGCGCTTCTTGTTGGCGTCGATCATGTCGGAATAGAGCCGGTCCATCTTTTCAATCTGATCGTCGACATGTGCGTCGATGCTCTTTCCGGCGCGCGCTTCGGCTATCAGTTCATCCAGCTTTTCGGGCGTGTAGGGCTTGCCCAGAATCTTGGCGTCGACCGCCTCCAGAATGGTGTCCCGGCCGAACGCGCTTTCCGGTGCGACGCCTTCTTCGATCACCTGTGACGACTCGGTTTTCGCGTCGATTTCCACGACCTTCGCTTCCAGGTCGTTCGCGCCGATGCTGTCGAGTTCGTCGATGTAGTTCTTGTATGCCTGCTCGATATCGACGTAGATTTCTTCCGTCCGCTTGGGCCCCAGGACAATCAGCTTGCCCGTCAATTTGGCCGCGATACCACCTGATGCGCCGGCGGTCTTCGGCGCCGCAACGCCCGTGGCGACGCTGACGTCGGGGTTATCGAGAAGATATTGGCGAACAACCTTGTCGCCATGCTTGTTCATGAAGTCCGGCGCATCCTCCATCGTCACGGCGGATTTCTTGTTGGCCGTGGTCGAGGCGTTCAGGCTCGCCAGCTTTTTCATCAGCAGCGCGGCCGGTCGCTTTTCGACTGCCAGATCAGAGACCGAAATGTAATACTCTGGCAGCTTGGTCTGGCCGGTCCTGTTGATCCGGCCCAGCATCTGCATGAACACGTCAATGTTGTTGTCGGGCTGCAAGATCAGCATGGCGCGCACCTTGCCGTCGTTATCCGCCGCATCGGTCGCATGCATGGAAAAGCCAGTTGCGCCCGACCTGTTGATGATCAGGCCATCATACTCGCCGCTGTTGTAGCCGTTCATGGTCCGCTTTTTCGACGCCTGGTCGTTCTTGCGCGTCTCCAGAACACCGTTGCGGATTTGCTTGCTTCGCCCCGTGATTTCACCGACGTTGATGCCGGCCGCCTCCATCTTGTCGCGGATCGCGTCGATGGGTGAGCCGGGAAGGTCGCCCAGGTCGATTTCCGCGATCATCTTTTCGGCGGCGCGAACCTCGTCGAGGGCAATTCTCCCGCCAAGCCGCTCGATATCGCCATCGGTCAGGAAGTAGTACGACTTGTTCTGGTCCTCATCCTTGATCGTGATCCGGCGCAGCCTGTCGAGATATCTGCGCAGAATCTCGTTGAACGGAACGTCAAGGCTGTCACCGACCGACAGGTCGCGATCATTGATGTAATCCTCGACGATCGAGGCGTTCGTGTTCGACAGCGCGATGATCGGTTTCTTGCCCTGCTTGAACAGGTCGATTGCACGATCGGCAACCTCACCGGTCTTTACGGACAAAAGGAGTTGGGCAACCACGTTGTGCATGGTCGATGCGAAGTTGGTCGACGACGCGCCGGCTTCGCCTATGGCTGCATCACGCGCAGCGCCGGAGCCCTCGGCCATGAGTTCCTCGGCATAGGCTTCGCGAATTCCCTCCATGAAGCCGCTGTCGAGTTTGAAAATCTCGCGCACAGCCTTGGCGCCGTTTTCAGCGGCAATGGGATCGCTGGACAGGACGTCCATTTCCATGCTGATGCCTTCATAGGTCCGCTCACGGCGAACATACTGACCGTCCTGCACCAGCGCCGCGCTGATGACCTGCTGCATGGGGACGCCGCCCTGCTCGACAGCCTGCTCAAGCTTCTCCGCGCTTGGCAGCGCATTGCGCAGGTTCGTCGACGTGTAGAGCGACATGACGGCCGAGTTTTTCGCGAAGGTCGCCGACGAGAACATCTTTCCATTCGGAGACGCCGCCAGAAGCTTTCGAATGAACACGGATCGAGGCTCCGGGTCTCCTTCCTTCTTCGGCTGTGCATTTGCGGTCCCGCCGGCTTCATGGCTTTCGTCCAGGATGAACATCGCGTTCGGCGCGATCGACTGCATGGCGCGCATGCGGTTCGTCACATTGCCTTTGTCCGTGGTCATCTGGTCGTAGGTCGTGAACAGGACGCGCTTACCCTCCGGCAAAGATCCTTCGCGCAGCATGGCGCGAATCCATGCGTCCTGCTCCGCGCTCGTTCCCGAAGAAATGGTATCGCCCGACTTGGAACTGACCGGCACCGCCTTGCCGGCGCGCAGACTGTTGTTCGTGACCATCACCTCGGACTGGATGTCGCCCATGCCGATATCGCGCAGATCGCGCATCATGTCCCCGTAGAGGCCGGGGTTGACCGTGAAAAACACCGGCGTCTTGCCCTGACGCAGCGCGTAGCGGATCATGCCGGCCACGATCCGGCCCTTGCCGACTCCCGTCTGGTCGCCGATGATGAAACCGAGTCCGTCCCCCACATTGTCGATTGCGAGCGCAATGGCGTCGACCTGCTCGGCCGAGAAATAGCCGCGCTTTTCGGGCGTTCCCAGCATATCGTCGACGTCATAGTCGAGTTCGCGCGCGACGAACTGGTCGATATCGCCCACCCGCGCTTCAAGCGACCCAAGCGCCCGCCCGACCGAGTCGGCAACATTCTTCGGGACAAGGGTGCCGACCGCGAATTGAGCGTTCGACCGCGGCGTGTATTGGACCTGGAAGTCGGTTTCGGCTTCGGTATTGTTGCGCTCGACCTTTGCCCGAGTGTCCTTGGGCTTTACGGCGTCGGGTAGATCGCCGCGAGAAGGTCGTTGAACTGCATCAGGCTGAGCGGTTCCCGCGTCTCCGGTTCTTCCTTGATTTTCTCCGGGTTGATCGGGAACAGATGAAGGTTCAGCCCCTGCGTCCTGAGCGTTTCGGACCGCCTCGCCAGCATTTCCGGTATCTCCCGGTCGCTGCTGGGCGTCAGGCCGTCCCATTTGGACATCCGCTCCTGCGCCATCGCCCACGGGTCTCCGCCCATTTCCTTGGTCTCGCGCACCATCCGGGCGAACCGACGCCTCAGATGATCCAGATACTGTTCCTCGGTCAGTGGTTTGCTGGGGGGGGGCATCAGAACCCCCGCTATCCGCGGATCGCTGTCCCCTGGGGTCCAGGCTATCTTGCTGTCCATCAATCCGACCTTTCAGCTGATCCCACGCATTATACAGCACAGGCGCCTCTTTCATAGGCAGAGATTTTCCGCTCTTGCCGCGCCCCTCGATCACGACGACGTCGACAGGCCACCCCGCGCCTTGCCGCGAATACATGTCGCCGTCGAGCGTGAAGTGCTCGGTCACGTTGTAGTTGTCGTATAGCTTCTTCCAGAAGGCGCGGCGCTTGGGCGCCCGGTAGCCGGTCTTGCGCGCGTCAGCGTCGCCCTGGTGGCCGCCGACGATCAACACGGCGCGGCCATCGTCCTTCATCGCGGACAGGGCACGCATCGAAATGGCGTGGTCAATCTCTCCGGTCGTGCCGGTGCTACCCTCGAACGCCCACTCCTTGTTGCGGCCGTCCTCGCCCTTCACTTTGCCGAACGGCGGGTTGGCAATGACAGCATCCTGACCGTTCGGCGGAGTGTCCTCCATCGCATCGGTCTGGCGAATGTCGCCCTCGCTGTAGAGGCGTTGCAGCAGGTCGGATCGGCTGCCCTGCAATTCATTGGCCGTGACGTTGGCAGGCGTGGCTTCGATCAGCAACATGCCGGTGCCCGCGCTCGGCTCATAAACGCTGGACTGCGCGTCGATCCCCGCGAGGCGGGAGGCCAGATAGGCCATCGGGGCCGGTGTCGAATAGGCTTGATACTGGATCGACGACGATGTGCGCTGCGCAAGCTTGGGCTGGCGCTTGTAGAGCGCGACCAGTTCATCGAACTTCTGCGCCTCGGTCTTGCCGGTGCGCACGATATCGCGCGCCGCCTGCACAACGCCACTCTCCATGGCTTCCTCGACCATCTTCAAGTCGGCTTCGCTCAGGTCGCGGCCAAGAAACTCGGACGCCTCTTTGCGCGCGGCAACGATGGTCGAGTATTCAGCGCCATCGCCAAGCCGCTTCTGGAAGTGCTCGGCCAGCCGCACGCTTTCAGGGCGGGTGGCCGCTGCCGGCTCCGGTCTGGCTCCGGTCTGGCTCCGGTCTGGCTCCGGCTCCGCCGCCTGCTTGTCGCGCATGTCGCGCACGATCTGCATCACCTCTGCCGACGATTGCATGTCACCGACGTCCTGGCCGTCGAGATCCATGTCGTCGCGCAGTTGGTTGTAGGCGTTGCGCGCCACCGGCTGGGCCTGCTCGAAGGTCAGCCCGGCGCGATCCATCAGCGCCTTGATGAAGTCGGAGAACTGCCGGCGACCGGCGCGGATGTAGAGACGCCCGATCTTGTAAGCGAGTTCGACAAGCTTCGGGTCAAGCCCGCTGCTCGTCTGGTTCTTCATGATGCCAGACAGTTCCGCTTCAAGCGCGGCCAGTTCCGCGTTTTCCTCGGCGGTAAGGCCGCTCATCCCCTCGGGGGCGGCGCTTCCCTGACTCGGCGCTGGGTCTCCCGTATTCTTCTTCGTCGCAAGGTCGCGGGCGCGCTTTATTGCTGCGGCCTCTCCATCCGACCCTACAGCATAGGCAATGCCACTGAACCCGGCGCGCCCCACGCTGTCACGGACCCCCCAAACAATGCCGGCAACTGGAATTTTACGGCCGCCTACAGTGACGGTCCTGGCAAAGTCTTGTGCGGGCGGCGGCGTTTCGCGCCATACCCTGAACTCGCCCATCTCAAAATCCTGGAAGGATGCGCCATCCAAAATGCCGGACGCATCGTCAATCGCAAGACCTCGCCGCGTTGCAAATTCCACATGTGACGAATTGGCTTCCTGTTGCGTCACCGCCTCACCCTGCCCCGCCTCGGGCTCAGTGGTGGGTGTGGGGGCGTCACGCTCCGCGTCCTCCTGCTGGGGCGCGGCGTCGGGCCGGGCGCTCTTTTGCTGCGGCTCGCCGCGCTCCGCGGCCTTCTTCCCGTCGCTCCCGACCAAGTTCACCATCACGCGCGGGACGGTAGGCTGATCCGGCGCTGTCGCAGCGGCCTTGCTGCCCTCGTCATATCCGGCCAGCCAATCCTTCGCGTTTTTGCCACGTTCATTTGTGAAATATGACGGTAGTTCACGGGCTTCCCCGCTTTCCCCAGCCTTGCGCCCCGCAGCGTAATGAGGCCCCCGGTCGTCAGTTGTGGTGATGCGCCCTGTTGCGGCCTCCTTGTCCTGCCGCTTGGCCTTGGGCGTGATCGGCTTTTTCGTGTCGCTCTCCAGCCACGCATCGAACTCTGGAACGCTCATCTTGCGAATGCCGCCCAGGCGCTGCTGTCCCTTGCCGTCGCTGAACCCGGCCTTGTAGGTCTCGGCCGCCTGCGTCGCGTCATTGAAGCCCAGCATCACCTTGTGCTCATCGAAGCGCCCGGTATCCGCGTCCATCTGATCCACCACCCAGACCGATTCAGAGTCCGGGTTGTCGCCCATGTAGAAATCGACGTGATCGCCATCCGCGCCCTCGGTGCGAAGGATGCGGCCGTAGTGGGCGGGCATTTCAACTTCCCACGCGGTTTTCCCATCGGGGCCGACCTTGCTGCGTGTCGATCCCTTGCGGTTCTCGATGGACAGGGTTCGACCTTGCCATTCGGTCTTTCCGGTCTTGTAGTTTTCGGCCTCGGCCTGTGCCGGCGTCGGGTTGGGGTCGGTTTTCGCGGCCGCCGCCTCGATCTCGCCCTCCTGCCCTTCGCCACGCTCTTTTTCTTTCGCCTCATTGCGGCGACGCTTGCGGTCCTTGCGGATCGCGGCGCGCACCTTCTCCTGATCGACGTCGGGCTCGCCTTGGAAGATCACCCGGCCATCGGGATCGCGCACCGTGGTCATGTCCGCGTCGCGTGTGTCCTGGTAGCCGTCCTTGGTGGTGTGGATTTTGCCCGTCGGCTTGGCCGTCTGCTCTGGAGCGAACATGTCGTCCTGCGCGCGGGCGCCGTCGTCGAACAGCCCGCCCTCCGGGGGCGCCTCCTGACCGCCGCGCATGGGGCGCTGTGTGCCAGCCTGCGCGCGGTCGCCATCCGTCACCGGAGTAACGCCGGGGATCAGAGATTGATCGCCTTCGGGGGTGCGCTCCGTGGCTGAGGCACTCTGGTCGTCCGCGGTTACTTCAGATCGAGCAGCGGCTTCTTGCTCTCCAAGTGCGCCAACATCTTCAACTGACGCTCGGCCTCCGCCTTCTCGGCCTTGCTGGCCTGCGGATTGTCCAGCGTTGCCTGCGCCTTCTGCCGCGTCTTGCTGCTGACGCGCTCGCGGAATGTCTTGCTCGCCGAACGGGGGAGCGGAATCCGGGTCTTGCCGGGTGTCTGCGGTCGCTGGGCCATCTTCAACCTCTCGTTCGAGTATTCTCCATAGCACATCTTCGACGATGCCGCCATCGCGCTCAAGCGTGTCGAACGCCTCCGCCCGCTCGGCGTCGGTCAGAGAAAATCCGCCTTCAACCTCTGTCTGGCGAAGGCTGGCACCAATGGTGTCGACGCGCTCGTCCGGCGTTGCGAAGTCGTGTTCCGGGTGCGGGATGATCAGGCCGAAGTCATTTATTTGGTTCTGGTCCGCCTCGATCAGTCCGGTCTCGTCGACGTCGATGCCTTGCGCGCGCGCCTCGTCGGACCACTGGCGCGCTTCTTTCTCCTGTTGCAGGTCGCGCTGCGTCTGGTCCTGCACCGGCTCGCCGGCGGCCTCCCTGGCGATCGCGTCAATCACGCCCTGGCGGGACAGGTATTCGCCGTCGCGGCCAACGATATCGGCATATTCGCCCCAATCGCCGGCCACCAGGTTGTCGACCTCTTTCGCGCCGCCATGGCGGAACAGACCCGGCATGCTTTGCGGCGTTACGCCGATGTGGTTCAGTTCGCGAGCGAACTCCGAGTCCGGGTCGATCCCGCCCAGGCGGCTATTGATCAGGTTGGTAAATGGCCGCTTTTGAAGCCGCACGGGGCCGCTGGGCGCCCTGCCGGCCATCGTGCTGGCGTTCCCGCCGGCCGATGTCCCGGTGTCGGCAAAGAGGGGCGTCGTATCCAGCGGCGGGCGCTGCGCAGCGCCTTTCATGCGTTCTTGCAGGATTTCCGCCGCCATGGCCTCGGCCTGGTCGCGGGGGGTGTCCTGCTCAGCCATTATATCCGACGCCAGCCCTTCCATCTCATCCGGGTCGATGCCATCAGGAACCGCAGCCGCCTGCATTTCCTCACGGCGCTCCTGGATCGGATCGCGTGCCGTGATTTCGATCTCGCCGGACGCAATCTGGTCCGGGGATACCAGAAGCGGGCCGTCCTCGCTGTTGAGCATCAGCCCGTCGGCCGTTTCCTCGACGAACTCGGCGTCCATCGTGATCCCGTCCGGCGTGGTGATGCGCACGCGCGCGCCATCTGTCAGCCCGCTGGAAAGGGACGGCCCGGCGCGCTCCGCGGCGCGGCTCAGGGGGCCGGCCGGCGGGGCTTCTGGTGCGGAGGGGAATTCCGGCAGTGCGTCGCCGTCCAAGTCATCGTTGGGCGCCGGCTCAGGCGCAGGTGCAGGGGGTTCGCCGCCGGGTGCGGGTTCATCGTTGGGCCCGGCGTTGCGCGGCGCAGTGGGGGCGGGCTTCGGATTAACCGGGCCGCCATCGCGCCCGCCTTCCATGTCGCCGCCGTCCGCGTCGCCTCCACGCATGGAGCCGACGGCGCCAGCGCCGCCGCCAAGAACCGCGCCGACAAGGGCGCCCTCGGTCGCGTTTTCGGTCCAGCCGCGATCCGGGTCATAAAGCTTCTGCGCCACCACGTTGTTCGCAACGGTCGCAAGGTATTCCTGCGCCGCTTCCTCACCTGACCCCTTGGCAATGTGGATCAGGCGCTTCATCACGCCGTTGGTGATCTTTTTGCGAAACGACGGCGGCAATATCTTGAGCGCGCGCGCCAGCGGGATCATTTCGGTCGCGCCGATCGTCATGCCAATCTTGGATGCCTGCTCCGCAACTGCCTCGTCGGCGCCGGCCTCTTTCGCTTCCTCATAGAGTTGCCGGGCGTTCATCCCCATGCCGGAAACCGCCGCGCCGGCGCCGGCTGTCGGCAGGCCGGCGACGCCCATACCGGTCATGTTGCCCGCGCCGCGCGCCACCTGGCCCCAGAATGACTGATCGCGCTCGTCAGGCGCGCCGAGCGTGCTTTCGGTCGCATCAAGGACGGCTTGGCCGCGCTGGAAGCCCGCGGTCTCGGGAAGCGTTTCCGCGCCCATCGTTTCGGTTGCCTGGTTCTGGCGGATTTGCGCCTCAAGCTGCCCGATCTGTTCCTGGACGTAGGCGCGTTCCTCGTCCGACGGCAGGTTTGGCAACTCTGCCTTGAGCGCCTCGACCTGCTGCCTCGCATTGTCGATGCGCTGGCCGGCCTGCTCGCGCATGTTGCGCGCGCCCTCCAGCTGCGACCTGCCGGCTGCGTCCTGCGTGCCAGCCACGGCGTCGGCCGCGCCTGCGGCGAACTGCTGCCCCCGGCGCTTCATCAGGGATCCCGCGCCCTCGCCTTCGAAGACGTCGCCATCATCGCCGGGCTGCGCGCCGCCCTGCCCATTCAACGCCAGCGCCCGGTCCACGATCGCATCGCCATCATCGCCAAGAAGCGACGACATGGCCTCGCGCATGGGGGCGCCCTGCTGCAACTGCTGGCCCAGCTTGGTTGAAAATTCCTGCGACACGCGCGCGGCGGCAGTGGGGTCTTCCACCTGCGCGCTCACGGCTTCCTGGAACGCGGCGACGATGTTCGGCGGAACCTGCGTGGCGGCGGCGATTTCGGTGGGCTTGAGAAGGTCTTGCCGGGGCGCGGTGGCGGGCTTTTTCTCTTTTTCGCGCTGCTGGGTCGAGAAGATCGACTTCGGCTTGCGGCGCTCAAGGGTTGCTTCAACGGGGGAATAGGCAAAGACGTTATCGGCCACGGGCATACCTCATCGGGACAGGGTAGCGAAGGTGGCCGCACGTCATGCGCGGTATCACAGGGGTATGCTAGCAGAAGGTCGGGTCGGATGGAAGCGGCGCGTTAGCGGGCGCGCTTGCCGGAAGCCTCGCGCTTTGCTGCCATTTCATCACGCATCTTGTTGCGCCGATCACGTTCGCGGCCAATCTGGCTATTGATCCAGAGGCCAACGCAAAGCGTGCCGATGACCGCGACGATGACACCCACCGCGATGCTGTCGGTCGCGATTAGGACCATGAAGCCGAAAAGGCTGCCGATGGACAGACCAGACGCCAGCATGGCGATCCAACCGTAAATCTGGGCGCGGTCATGATAATCAGGGAAGCGCATGCTCACAATATAAGCATGCGCCCCGCTGTTGTGAAGCCCTGTGCTAGCGCATTGGCGTCACGGTCGGTTTTATCTCAACACATCGTGTCAATGGCAATGATAGGGCTTGGAGCCCGCGTGGCACCCTGCGGAGTTGGTCCCGCCCGAATGCGCCAGGGCGCCAGAGGCTGCCGTTGCTGCGACAAGTGCAGCCATAGCTAAGGCTCTAATCATAGAATCATTCCTTTTTTGTTGCGGTGAGTCGACGCTAGCAGTCGACGCAAAGTTGCGCAACTTTTCCGCGATTTTCCTGTTTGTTTCGCCGCCCCCGCCCTGCCTCACTCGGTATAGTTCGGGGGCGGCTCCTGCCGAGGTGGTGCGTAGCCCTGCGCCGCCAACCCCATCGCCCGGGCCACGTTGTCGCGTGCCTCCTGCGTGATCTGCGCATTGGACGGCATTCCCTCAGCGGTGACAAGGCTCTGATCCGTGTACTGCTTCCGCAACCGGGCCGCCTCGGCGATGATCTTCTTGGCGATATCCTCTTGCTGCCCTGACGCCTTCTTGGCTTGCTCGGCCTCAAGCTTCTGCGCCGCCTGCATTTGCTCCCAAAGCATTTCGAAGACGTTTTCGGGCGCCAGAGCGTAGAGCCCCTCCTGTATCAGATCGCCCTGGTCCTCATAGTCGCGCGTGAAGGTTTCCCCGGTTTCGCGATTGCGGAATGTCAGGCGGGCGCCGGTAATCTCCCCGTTCTCGCCGCGCTGGAATCCGCTTTGCTCGCGCACCACGTCGAACCCGTCGTCGAAAGCGTTGTAGGTGTCAGACAGGTGATCCATGAGGCCATCTTCATCGCCGATCGTGGCGGCATGCACGGCCTTGCTCCAACTTTCCAACTGACCCTTGGTCTCGCGTGCCTGCGACCATTCTTCGAACGCCTGCGCTTTCTCGATATCGCCGCGCTGGAGGTACAGGTCCACGATCTTCGGCACGGCCTTCTTGGCGTAGAAGTCCATGAAACTGTCCGTCGCGCGCTTCTGCTGCGCCGGGGTGAACTTCGGCGCTCCGCTGCGCTCCTTGCCCTTGGCTCTGTTCGGGTCCGGCGCACTGGCGGCGGCGGCCTGAACGGACGGCGGATCTTGCGGCGACACCGGCGGGCGCTGGCTCTCGCCGGGCGTGGATGCTTGCGGCGCGTCCGGTGCTGCGCGCCCCCGCGGCGAAGGATCATTGCGCCCGGCGACACCGCGCGCCAGAACCCCGCGCTCCGGCGGCGTGCTGGGCATATCGGGCCGTGACGGGGCTGCCGGCTGGGCGGGTTGTTGCGGTGTTTGGCTTCCCTGCGGGTTATCCGCGGCGAGAAACCTGCTGCGCCCCTGTGGCACCATGGCCGCCCAAAGATCGCTCGGCTTCATGTTGGCGCTTTGCGCCGCCTCCTGGACGCTCGGGTTTTGCGCGAAGCTGGCGGGCATCGGTGCGCTTGCGGGATCGGACGTGCCGCCGCCTGCCGCCTGGGGCGCGTCGTTCATGATAGTGCGGGGCGCGGGGCGCGCTGGCGCCTGCGGTGTGGTCCGGTCAACCTGCGGTCGCTGCGGCATTGCCATATTCTGCGGCTGGGGCATCTGCTGCGGTGCCATTTGCTGGCCGACACCCGGTGGCGTGGGGTTGATGCTGCGCGGGCGTCGTGCGGGCGCCTCCTGCTGCGGCGCCTGCGGCTGCGGCGTGTTGATGTCGCCGCTCAGAACGTCCGAATTCGGGTCGGGCTGGGTGATGATGCTGCGCCCGGGGTTGGGCGCGCCCTGCGTCTCGTATTCCTCGCGAGCGCCGTCGTAGGCATCGGTCATACGTTGGCGCTCGGCCTCGGCGCGCTGCCGGGCGCGTTGCTGGGCGGCGCGCTTGCGCTCGCGTTCGCTCTTGGTCCACTCGCGGTCCTCGCGCGCCCAATCGAACCGCTCCGCTTCGCGCGCGAGCTGCTCGTCCTCGATCTTCTGCCGGCGTTTCTGGTTCTTGATCCCGGTGCCGAGTTGATAGCCCGACATTGCGCCTTCGATGAATGATCCCAAGCCTGCCATGGTTACGAATCCTCTTTGCGATAGAACATGCGCACGAGCCTCTGTGCGGGCGACTCGTCGCCGAATATGCTGCGCGCCACGCGCTCGGCCGCCGGGGTGTTGTCACCCTTCGGCTTGGGCGTCCCCGACCCGCGCGATGGCGCCCCGGCGTGCGTCTTTGCATAGTCGAGCAGCGACGTCTTGTTGGAGTCAGCGGGGTTGTACTTTCCGCCAGATGTCAAAAGCTTGCGCATTCCGTTCTTGCCGCCCAGATGAGCCATGGCGCGCATGCCGTTGCGGGTCATACGGACGCCGCCGACTTCCTGACCGAGATACTTGTCCAGCCCGTTGCTTTCGATGAAGCCGTCGATATCCCGCACATGCCAGTCCTGAACGCGCTCTTGCAGTTTGCGGCTTTCTTCCTTGGGAAGGCTCACGAAATCATTCGTCGTGACCTTGCTGCCGGTGGCGCGGTTGAAGTCGTCGAGACGTTCCTGTCCGAACTGATATTTCCCGGTGTAGCCCTCGTCGTTCACAACGTCATATCGCCCACCGCTTTCCGTGCGCGACAGGCTGGCGTCGAATTCTGAGGCATAGTCACCGCGCCCGCTTCCGTGTCGCTGGCCTTCGCTGACCACGCTGCGACCCGCCGCCGTGTTTTCGGGGATGAATGATGGCGTGCCGCCGGATGCGCCGCCGCCGCTGTTGGTGGCGCCATCCCCGCTGCCATTCAGCCGATCCAGCGCATCGGTGATCGACCGCTGGCGCCTCATGCCGCGGCCTGTGCTGATACCGCCGGCCAGCCCTTGAAGGAACGAACCCGCGCCCGCCATCAGGCCGCCACCCCTGCTATGCTACGCGACTTCGGCTTGCGGCGCGTCTTGCCGTTGCCGATCTTGTCGACCTTCTGCGACAACTCCTGGACCGCGCCCATGGTCACGCCAAGCGCATCGACGACGTTGATGCTGCGCCCATCGCCCTTGCCGGTCGCTGCCTTGAAGTCCTCGGCATAGGCGCCGACATGGCTGCCGCCGTCGCCCTCGCCCGGCTTGTAGTCCCATTCCTCGACGGGCATTTTCTCGACCGCCTTGAGAAGGCTGCGCTCGACCGGTTTCTTGTTCGTCTTGGCGTCCTTCGAGGACGTAAGCGCAAGCCCGGCCAGGCTACCCAGGCCACCCCACAGGCTCGACGACTGCGACATCTGCGCGTTGTATTGCTGCATCTGCTGTTGATACTGCGTGTTGAGCAGGCTGCCCTTCTGGCGCTGCCCCTGCATGGCGCCCTGAAAGCCTGCACCGCTGGCCGCGTTCGACAGCCCCATCGAGGTGCCGGGGTTGACCGCCATGCCCGACCCCATGTTGATGGCGTTCGCCTTCATGGTGTCGGACTTGTTCTCGGCCATGGCGCGGGATTTGAGCCGCGTGTCATTCGCGGCCCCGGCGGTGGCGGCGGCCTCTGCCAGTTCACTGCTGCGCGTGGCAGAGCCAAAGCGCCCGGATCGCGGGTCAACGCCCATGGACGCCAGCCTGCGCTCCTGCTGGCCCTGTGCTGCGTTAAACTGGTGCGCGGCCGTTGCCTTGGCGCGGCGCGCATCGCCGGCGACCTTTCCGTAATCTGGCCCGCCTTGCGAGTCAGCGATGTACTCATCCTGCAAGGGCTGGAAGACGGAACGATACCGGGACCGATCCTCTGCGGCCCAATCGTTCGTGATTGCCGCCTGATCCTTCATGAAGGCGAGGTAGTCTTCCCCGATCGCGGCAGACTTCAATGCAGCTTCGCCGATGCGCTTGTCGGGCTTCGGGGGGCTTGGCTTACCCATGTCAGTTCTCCTTGATCCACGCGCACCGGTCGCGATGCATGGTGAACAGAATGCCGTCTTCGTTGTCGTCCATGACGCCGCGAAGGCGCGCCTCGATCTCGAAGCCCAGCTTGATGTTCATGGCCTGGCACGCGATGTTGTCGGCGCCGACGATGGCGTGGGCCTGTGGCACCTTGCGTACCAGAAAAACGTATCCGAACAGGCCGCCAAGAATGTTGCGTGTCGCCCAGCCGCGCGAGCCGTCCGAGGCAAAGTGCAGATCGCAGGTCGTGGAATAGGTCTGGACCATGATCATCACGGCCCGGATCTTGCCTGTGTCGCTGTCAATCACGCCGATCGCTTCCGCCGATTCCGGCCACGCCGCATGCAGATCGCAGCGCGGCGCCGCCCATGCCTTGAGCGCGTCCTGGTCCTCGAATGTCAGCGCCAGCGTCACCCTCGGCCTCCATACGATTTGATTACACGGTGGGACAGCCTTGCCGGCCCGACTTCGAAATTTCCTATGTGCCACGTCCAGACCGACGACCAGACGTATCCGGTTGGATCGGAAAGGCAGTCACCGGCCCAATCCGTGATGCGCCACCGGCCGACCTTCTGAGCCCGTGAGTAACGAAAGGGCCCACCCCTATCAGCGCACGGATGGCCGTTGTTGTGGGTCTGTGTGATCGGTCTGACCGTTTCGACATAGGACAGGCGGGGGCGTGGAAGGCCGAAAACATCACCGGGAAATGTGCGCTGCATCACCACCTCGTCGCCGCGCACCTGGACCGCTACGGGGTTGAATGCGATCCGCGTGACTGGCAGAATTTGCAGCAGCATCCACACAAGTGCGACGATACCGATCCAGCGATATGTCTTGCTGTCCATCGCGCGCTTCATCATTGCGCCATCCATTCTGCAAGACCGCGCCAACCCTCTTCCCCCAGCCACCAGACGACCGCGATGATCGGGGCGACCTTGATGCAAAAACCTCCAAGCCATGCTGTCATCTCCACGCTGCGTGCGACCTTGCGCAGCAGCCGATCGAGACGTTGGTCCTCCGGGTCTTTCGTGTGCACGGCGATTGCTTCCAGGGCGTCGATGCGCCGCACAAGCCTTTCGTAAAGATCCTCATTGCTCGACACAGTTCACACTCCCGCTCCAGAAGGCGAAAGGGTCGATGGGGCGTTTCTTGCAGGTCATTCGGGCACTCGCAGATAGTGGTTGGCCAACCGGTTGTCGTGGTGGTGGCCGCACATCTTGCGCGGTGTCGCGTGGAAGTTAGCACATATGGTGCGCGCGGGGAAGGGCCGCGGCGCCCTACCTGCGCAGTTCGATTACGACCAACTCGATATCATCGACCGTTGGCGATCCATTTGCGTTAGCGTCGTTTGCTATAAGCTGAACAGATTGCCCACCACTAACCGATGTCGTCGTGCTAATGAAATGGCTGCCGTTAGTTTTCCACAGCTCTACACCATCGACTTCACATGATATGTAGACGTTGGACGATCCACCTGGGGTGGACACGTTTTTGATAGTGTAGTTTGCCAATATCAAAAGAGGGTAGCCACCCAGACCGGTAATCCAGACTGTGATCAGCCCACCCATCCCGCTTTCAGGCTCAGTTCCTGACTCTGATTTTGTCGCTGCGTTGGTCGTCAGGATTTGTGACGTCACGCCGCCAGCCTTGAGCGTCAGATTGCCATTTACATCGGTATCGAGCGTGGAATTGTCGATGACAAGCTTATCGACCGTCACCTCTCCTGCCCCGATCTTGTCGGCGGTGATCTCCCCGGCCCCGATCTTGTCGGCCGTAATGGCGCCGGCGGCGATATTATTAGCTTTAACCTCACCAGCACCAATTTTGGCAGCTGTGATGGCGCCTGCACTAAGGTGTTGTGTGTAGACGGTCCCGTCCAAAAGAATGCGATCGGCTGTCATTCTGACGGCGCTGGCGGCGCCATTTATCGGATCATCAGCCGCTACCAGTTCCAGCTCTGCTGTGGCGGAGCCCGCAACAGTTCGAAGCGTATAGGTGGCCGCCTGGTAGCCCTCGATCGTGGCGATCGCGTTTTTGCTTTCGGTGACCTGCGCCTCAGCCGATGACAGGTTTGCAGAAACCGTCGATATGTCTTGAGAAAGCGCGGTGTCCGCGTCTGCACGCGCTATGCTCTCATTTGTAATATCCGCTTCGGCCTGATCGACGCGCGCGGTGACGGCCGTCACATCGGATGCGATGGCTGTGTCGCCATCTGTGCGGGCTATGGTTTCGGCCGTAATGTCCGCTTCGGCCTGATCGACGCGCACGTTGACATTGGCAATCTCACCTTCACGCACGGTTGTTTCGGCGTCCAGGGCGCCATCAAGCCTATCTGCCTCGTTATTGATGAACGTATTGACGCTGTCGATAAGCTGGTTGATATCGCGGATGGTGTCGGTATTGCCGACAGCGCCATCCAGGTCGCGCCCGCTCGCACTCCCGACAAGCTTGTCGGCCAGCTTGGTGCCAATGAGTTTCTGCGCGATCTTCTCGGCCAGGCCGTCGAGTTCCTTCCACAGCACGGCCCGGTCGCCGGGACTGCCCCGCTGGCCGCCGAGGGTCTCGACATCCCTCTGTGTTCTGTCGCGCCGAATAGCCATCCGTGATCAGCTCCAGATTTCAGCGATATCGCCGGCAAGGGTGATGCGCTCTATTCGGGCGGTGCCCTCCACCTCGACCTCCCATCGACGCCCGAGCCCCGGCGGCACACGCATTGGCTCGCTGATCGTCGTGATGCTCGCATGCTCAACGCCATCGCGGTAAATCTTGGCGATAAAGCCGCTTGGGTCTGACAGTTTTTCACCGTCGATCAGGATGGCACCAAAGCTTGTCAGGGTTGGCAGGTGATACTGCGCCGACTTCCACCGCATGGCGCTGTAACCGGCGTCCACGCTGGCGAACTCCCGAATGCTGGTGTCGCCTTTGATGTAGTGCAGGCTCCCGGTGTAGACGTCATCGCGCAGGTGGGTTGCCTCCAGCGTGGAGCGGATCAAAAACGGCGTCTGACCGGTCAGGTCAATAATGGCCGCCTCTCGGCTACCCGCTCCGGCGCGCTGATAGCTGAACACATATTTCCCGGTCACCTGACCTGCGCTGATCGTTTCCGGCGCCAGCGCAGCCCATTGCTCGCGGCTGAACAGCGGCTTGGTAACGATCTGGGCCCCGCTCTGCGAAAGTGTGACCAGGCCATCAGGGGACGGGTATGCGGCGGCATAGCCCATGTCGACTACGCCATCGGCGCTGACGCACGGCATGTTCTGCTCGATGCGCTCCATGACCATGCTTTCCGGCGAATTGCCTTGCGCGATATACGGCGTTCCGGTGGTCAGGATGGCAAGGATCGGGCCGAAGGCAACAAGCGCGACCACGTCGTAGTCCGTGATCAGTTCGTATTTTCCAGGCCACGCATGCGGCCGGTAGGGCTCGCAAAACTGGACGCTTTTGCCCTTGAAACCCGCGATCACACCGCCTTGCAGAGCCGTGAAGCCCTGTAGACCCGTGACCGGCGGATCATAGTATGTTGAGGGCAAGACCTCCTGGGGCTGATCGACCGAGACATCATGCACATAGGCCGTCGTGGCGGAGTTCAGTTCCTTCACGAACTGAAACTCGGTCGACCCGACATTCGACGATTGCGTGCGGTAGACGCGCAACCTGTCGATCCGCGATCCCGTGGGGGGCTGGTCGATGAACGTGATCCTGACCGTGCTGCCTTCCGGCACCTCAAGCGCGGTGCTGGGCGGGCTCGGCAGGCTTTCTTCATCGAAGATCGAAACCCAGGTGTAGACGAACACCTCGTCCTCGATACGAGGCGGCAGGATGTTTTCCGAACTACGCTCAACTTCGTCGATGAACTCCGCTCGTGTCACGTTCGCCGCGTCGAGGTGACCCACCCAGAATGTAAGCCCGGCCGGGTCCGGGTCGCGCCCGAGTATGTCGTTATAGACCGCGGTGACAAACTCCGTGTTGGTCAGCGCGGCATCATATGGCTCCTGCGACGCACCGGCAAAACTGGTATCAGTTTCCAGTGATGTGGTCGGTGGCGCCGACGGCGTCGGGATTGCCAGCGGATACTCGGTCCCGGCCGGCATTACCTTGAGATATGGATCAGCGCCGGCCTTCGAGATATACAGCCGGTCCGCGACGGTTGGCCCGGGCACGACATCAACGCTTGCGGTGAAGGTCAGCCAATCGGTTCCCTTGTGCAGGTAGAAATCGGCCGGCACTGTTGCTGCGGTATGAGCGGTCACATTCTTCCGGATCGGCTCGATTGCCCCGGACGAATGATCGGCATCGACAGACGCCTGTGCATGCCCGTCTGGCAGCAGGGTCTTGTTGACCCTCGGTATCTCGCCTTTGAAGGTGTTGAGGCGCAGTCGCATTGTGTCTCCCTCAGACGTAGTGCCCGCGGGTGCGAACCGGCGCGCGCTGCTGTCCTCGGATGCTGTGCCCGAAGTGGCTGTTGCATGCCGACTCGAACCGCTCGTTGAACATCGTGGCGAGTTGCGGGTTCGTGAAATCCTGACCGGGCATGGTGAGGATGCGCACGAGCGCGCCGGCGGCGATGGTTTCAGCGTGGTTGGTGTAGAGGAAGCGCGGCACCTGGTCGTAATCGTCGGCCGGGTATTCGCCGGACTCCGAGTAGATCGCGTGCCCCTCGACGGGCTTCAGGAACAGGGTCAGGTCCAGTTTCCCGGCTGCGAACGGCAGCAATCGCACGGTGTTGGGGGCTTTCTGGGTGATGTAGCGCGGCGGCGCGCCGGTCTCGTCCATCATGCCCTGCCCGTCAGTGAATTGCAGCGGCGTCAGCGGTTCGCCGTCGAACTCCGCAGTCTCGAACTCATGGATGGCGGCATAGAACGGCGCCACGACGATGCTGTCCTGATCGGTGATCGGCATCGACACGACATGGCGCCAGCACCGGGTGCGCTCACAGAACTCGATCGCGGCACGGCGCAGTTGCGCCATCATGCTGGGCCACGGTGCGCTGGCAGCGTAGACCTGCACCAGGGAGGCGAATTCGGACAGGTTGACCGTTCGCGTCATAATGGGCTCTCCCTTTTCTGGTCAGATCACGAATCCGGCTGCGATTGGGTCGTGTTGACGTTGGCGCCCGCTTCGATCTGCTGGCGCAGGTTGAGCGCGTTCATGAAGTTCTGGTAATGCGCGACGCTTCGCTGCGCGCTGCCAGCCATCTGCATGTCCTTCGAGAAGGCGCGATACAGGATGAAGTCCAAAAGCGGGTCCATGTAGATGGGGCTGATCGGCAGAGCGATGTTGTAGGATGCGATGTCGTTGACGTCGTCGCCGCCTTCCACGGCAATGGTGGTCGGTTCCCTCGAGACTGTGGCCTCGATTTTGCCGGTGCCGTCGTTGCCCGGGTAGACGTAGAAGATCCTCGGGTCCATGATGTCGGACATGATGTGCCGTACCGTGGCGCTGAACGGCACGGCCGTCGTGTCGTGCCAGTTGGGCTGCTGGGCGTCGAGGATTTCACGCGCGATCGGGGTGATTACCGGGCCACCAACGCGCGGCGTGGCCGCGACAAGGCTGGTGATATTGCGGGTGGCCCGCAGGAGTTGCTGGCCTTCGGCCAGTTCCTGGTAGGTGCCCTCCGCCAACTCAAGCACCTTGGTCTCGGAGATTGCCGATGGCTTGTAGAGCGCGACGCTGCGCAAGCCATCGTTGAGCCAGTCCAGGAGTTCAGGCAACAGCCAGCGAGTGGACCCCGCGTCCTGCAAGACGACGCGGGCGCGGGAAAGTACGTCCTTCGCGGTGAGTGCCATGTGATCTACTCCTGACAGTCCGGGTTACTTGCCTTTGGCGGGTTTCGCCTTCGGGGCGGCGGGCACTGGCTCGGGCACTGGCTCGGGCGCGGCGCCGTTTTCGGCGCGTTTCTCGCGGATTTTCGCGATCACGGCCTCATTGGTGGCGCGCGAGTTGGGCTTGCGATCAAACAGATCCTTGAACTCGGCGTCGAGTTGCGCCCGCGTCGCGACTTCCAGCCCGTCAGCGTCGGCTGCGTCCTCGGCGTCCTGCGCCTCCTTCTCGGCGGCCTTGGCCTCGGCTTTCTGCTCGGCGGTCTTCTGCGTGTGAATGCAGAACCCGTCCTTGATCGACAGAAGGCGCGCGCGGTGCGCGGCGTTCTTGACGTCGCAGATATGAGCCTCGGGCTCGTCGGCCTCGGGCTTGAAGTGGTATTCCGTGTCGTCGAGCACGACCTTGGTGCCACCCTCACGGAGAATTTTCGACCGGATGAGCATATCACTGTTCCTCGTTGATGGTCGCAAGATGGGCGTCCGCCGCGCTGCCAGAAATCAGGCGCGCGGCGGACACGGTGAGTGTCGTCAGTAGACGTATTCGATCACCAGCGTGATCTTCTTGCCGGCGCCGGCGACGACGTTTGCCGACAGGACAACGCCAATGCCGCGGTGCTTTTGCTCCGGCGTCAGCGCCAGGCAGGTCTTGACCGAGGCGGCGGCCTCGTTGTCGTTGACGCTCACGTCGTCGAACAGTTCGATCCCGGACGTGCGGGTCTCGTCGTTCTCGCCGGCGTCGCCGGTCATGATGCCGATATCGGCGGTGGTGGCGCCAAGGCTTTCGCCGATGACGGTGGCGCCAAGAACCTGCGCCCCGGCCGGCAGCATCCCGATTTCGAGGATGTCGTCGGCGGCGGTGAAGTCCTTGTTGAAGGCGTAGGTGAAAACGGCCGCAGCCTTGACCCCGGCCTGCTGGGGCACTGGCGGCGTGTGGCGGCGTTTGGCGGTGGCGGATTGAAAGAGTGCCATTTGTGGAACCTCGTTGTTGCGCGTGCTGTTTGCTCAGGCTCGGCGGGGCGACATGTCAGCCGCCCCGCCGGGTGTTAAGATCAGGCCGCCTTGGGCGACTTGGCGTAGGTGTCGAGCGCCATCACCCCGAAGTCGCGGCTGTTGAACCGGGTCTTCTTGTGGCCGACGATGGTGCCGGCGATGACGATGGGCTCGTTATCGCCGTCGACGCGCTTCTCGAACCAGGAGAACTTGGCGCCGCCGGGCACGCCGTAGGCGCACACTGCGGCCTGCCGGCCCATGAACATCGCGCGCGACGCGGGCAGGTCGGTCCCGGCCCCGTAGTCGTTGAACCGGATCGTCGACTTGTGGCTGTGCAGGATCACGTTGTTGACCATGCCCATGCCGCCCTTGAAGATCTTGTTCTTGTTGCCTTCGGCGCCGGATGCGGCTTTCTGGAGTTCCAGCCAGCCGGTGGCGCCGACAGCGGTGCGCAGGTCGTGCTCCTGGAACGGCGACATGACGGTAACGTAGTGTTCCTCGCCGTCGACAGTGACCGGCATCATGTTCGCGGTTTCCGGATCTGTCGCGCGCATCATGCTGGCCTCGGTGGCCGCCTTTTCGATCAGTTCGCGATTCATCTTGTCGCTGGAGGTGATGGTCGCCTTGGACGTGGCGCTGCCACCGTACAGGATGTGGTTGCTGTCCGGGGCTTGAAGGGCGTTGCCGGCATGGCCGGTGTAGCCCTCGGGCTCCAGGAAGTCCTCGTTCATGCCGCGCGCTCCGCCGATATACATGAACATCAGCTGGTCGAGGTATTCGGACCAGTAGTCGCCGAGACGGTCGCGAGCCACCTTGCGCAGATCGTGCGCGGTGCGCTTGCGCGTCATGCGACCGCCGGCCGAGACGCCCTTGCGGGTCTGATCGACGATTACCTCATCGGTATAGAACCGCAGGTTTTCCTCGTTGCCCTCGACACGGTTGTCGCCGGTCGTGGGCTGGCCGCGAAGCTGCACCGACAGGTCGAACGACACGCGGTCGCCCTGATCGGATTCGACGTCCGTTTTCATTTCGATGACATTGTTGGGACCGACGCCGACGAACTTCTTGGAGAAGTAGGATTTCGTCAGAACGTCGACCGCGAGGTTGGCGGACCACTTCTTCTGGGCTTTCGGGTCGCCAAAGGGGATCTGAGTCTGAGCCATGATGTTTCCTCATGATGGTCGGATTGATAACCAGCATAAGCACATCATGCGCTTCACTATCGCTCGGTATACCACATGTGGTCAGGCATGGGAAGCCCCGGACGAGTAGCCCGGCGCCTCCCCTTGTTGTTCTGCATCATCGACCACTGTACCGGCGCGGGCGTGGGTGATTTCGTGGTCATCTGGCGCAGCGATGGCAAGGCGCAGCGCGGCTTCTGTCGCCTGCTTCACGGTCAAAACCGTGCCGTCTCCGATCGTCACACAGTCGCCGGCCTTCAATCTCAGGACTAGCACGGTCATTTCTCCTTCGGTCCTGCCGCTCAGGCCATGGACGAATACTGGTCGCGCTCGTCCGGCGACAGCCGGGCAACCGCGGCCTCGTATTCGTCGGGCGTTGCGTTCTTCTCCATCTGGCGCAATGCAGCGAACTTGTCATCGCTGCCGCCGGTGATCTCGCTCGCAGGAGCCCTGGCCAGCGTTTGCGGCGCATCGCCCAGCCCGTCGTTGGTGGGCGCTTCATCAGCGGCGCGCTGCTGTGGCTTCGGGTCCGGCTTCGGGTCCGGCTTCTTCTGCGCCTGTTCGGCTTTCTTCTTCGGCGCCACCTTCACGTCGGGCACACCCTCGACGCCCAGAGCCTGCGCTTTGACGGCCCACTGTGCGTGGGCGTGGGCAAGCTGTTGCGCATAGGTGAGGTGCGCAAAATCAGGGTCGGCCGTGACTTGGCGAACGTGCTGATCAAAGCGTTGCAGCAGTTCCTGGTTGCCCTTGATGTCGGGGTATTGGTCCAGATAGGCGCCAACTGCCGAATTCCACCGTGCTTCTTCCTTGCGCTGCTGATCCTCGACCATGCGCTTGTTGACGGTGGCCTCGACACGCTCGTCATCCAGCGCCGTCATCTGGCTCTGGAATTCCTCGCGGGTCATTTCGCCGTCGTCGAACTTGTCGAGGATTCCCTTGCGCTTGTCCTCGTAAGCGCCAAGCACATTCTCGACCTGCTCCATGTCGACATCCGGCGCCGGGGGTGCCGCGGCTTCCTGCGGTGCCGGTTTGGGTTCAGGATCGGGTTCGGGCTGGGCGCTCGCTTCCTCGCCCTCCGCCGCGGCCGGCTGGGTATCGTCGCCAGCGGGGGTCGTGTCCTCCCCGTTGGCGCCGGCCGCATCGTCGTCAGGCGTGGTGTCGTCGCCGGTGGCGACCGCATCATCAGCGTCGGTGGTGGCATCGGCGGCGGTGGCGTCGCTCTGCCCCTCGCCGCCAGCATTTGCTGCGCCTGCGGTGTCGCTGCCTTCGTCTTCTGCGAAAGCGGCGCGTTCTTCTTCGGTCAGGAGCTCTTCTTCATAGGCTGCCATTGGTCTGGTCCTCTTGGGTCAGGTGTGGTGGGTGTGGTGGGTGTGGTCAGAGGGTGCGCGTCACCAATTCGTGCAATCACGCTTCATGGCATAGCCTTCGAGCTGCCATATCTTGGCAAAAGCGTCCTTGTAGGCCATCTCGCGACCGATCTTGGCGTCATAGTTGTTCGGGTCGATCACGTTGCTCTCGCCCGTTACCATGGCGCCGCTGTTGAGCGTCATCACGCAGATCGTCAGGGTGCCGTAGGTCAGGTAGTCGTGATGATAGATCAGTGCCTCGATCGCTTCGGGGGTCAATTTCTTACTGGCCATTCATGTTCTCCATGGGTTGCTGGGGTTGAGGTTGACGTGCTCAGTCCCTTGGCGGGTTGTTCAGGCACATGAGGTTGACGATGGTGACGAGCAGGTGGTCCTTGACCTGCTGCGCGATCGGCAGGTTCTCATAAGGAAGCATGCAAGGGTGTTCCTTGCGGGCGGCGTCCTTGACCGGGCCCAGCTTCCAGCCGGCGGCCTTCTTGTCGGCCATCCAGTTCTCGTGGGACTGCGCCGGCGTCATGGCGGGGTTCTTGAGCAACGCGCGAACACCATCCATCGCGCTGTCTTGCTGCCATTCCGGCGCTTTGTCCCACGGCACCTGGCTGTGATCACCGATCGCCTCGCAGTAGGCGCGGTTGATCTCGTGCGCATAGCGGGCGGTTCTGCGCAAAAGCCCCTCGTGCTTGCGCTCGTCCTCGATCTTTCCGATTTCAGCCACGGTGGCGCTCAGCTGGCTGTCGGAAAGCCGGTAGATAGCTTGCTCGAACAGTATATCGCGCAAAGCCGGGGCCTTGTCGGCGATCTGGGCCATTATGGCCGTGTGTGAAGGGGTGGCGTTGTACATGGCCTAGAATCCTTCTGTTGCCATTTCAGCGGGTTGTTGGTTCGGCGCCTGCTCTTGCGGCATGGGCTCGGGCGGCAGTGCTTGCTGCTGCTCGGGCGGCAGTGCTTCGGGCTGGGCGGCCGTGGGCGGCGCGGCGGCGGGCGCCTGGGCGCGGTCCTGATACCCACTCTCGGCAAGAACGGTGTCGGCAACGCCGGCAAGCCCGGGCGCCCCGCGAACGATCGACGCGGCCGCTTCCAGCGCGCGCACCTGCGTATCGACGTTGCTGCCGGCGGTTTCGGCCAGGATGCGGCTGATCTCGGCGGCCAGCTTTTCGGCCTCGATCTGGGCCTTCTGCGCCTTGGCTTGCTTCTCGGCAGCGGTGGCCTCCTTGTCGGCCAGTTCCGCCTCTGCCCCGCGCATCTGCATCTGCTGCTGGATTTCCTGCATCTTCTTGCGCTGCTGGGTCTCCGGGTCCGGGTTTTCCGGGTCGGCGTCCGGATCTTCGGCGCCGGTGATTTGGCGAATGCGCTTCACCAGTTCTTCCTGCATCGGCACATCCATCGTCTCGACCACCAGATCGAGCGTCGCCATAACGATTTCCGGGCTCGTAGCGCCGAACTGCGTCATGAACTCCATGAGTTGCTCGACCTGCGCCTGCCGGTGGCTGGCGTGGAAGTCGTCCTCGCTGATGATGAAATCGGCCTTGGTCTTGACGATATCGTTCTCGGGCGTGCCGTCGTTGACGGTCAGGTATTCCGGGTTGCCGCGCATGTTGGTGACGCGGAACTCCTTCGCATCCGAGACGAACTGCTCGATGAGGCTCAGCTTCTTTTCGCCGTGTATCTGGCGGGCGAAGCGCAGGGCGTCGAAAACGCCGGCCGTAGCCAGTGCGCCCTGATCCTGCCGGGCGATGATGGCCTTGCCGGACGTGGCATTGGTGGTGCGGCCCATACTTTCGTCGGTGATGCCGCTGATCTGCTGGATCATGCTGATAGAGCGCGACATGAGATCGAGGTGACCGGCGGCCAGTTCGCGGTCGGCATCCATGGTCAGTTCGAGGCCGCGCTTCTTGACGATCACGGCGTCGGGACGCGCCGCTTCCTCGCGGAATTCCTCAAGGTCGCTTACCGCGCCCTCGTCCATAATGGTCTTGGACGTCGACAGGATGTGCAGGGCCTTGGAGGCGCGCTTGTTGAGGTCGCTCTGCGGATCGCGCATGTTGCGAATAATGCCGTATGGCATGTTGTCGTTGTCGCGGCGGTAGCACCAGATCGGCGTAAACGGAAAGCGGTTGTGCCGGTATGGGCTCTTTGACAGGTGCACCAGCCCCTGTTCGGTGAAGATCGCCACATGGACGCGCATGCGCACCTTGGTGATGATCTCCGCGTTGCCCATGGCCACGTCTTCCATGTGGCCGCGGCTTTTCTTGTCGAACAACTCGCCGGCGAACTGCCCGCCTTTAAGGTAGTGATCCTCAGTCGGCACGCGAAACCATGCCTCGATCATGCGGATGCGGTTGCGCACGCCGATGTGATTTTCGGGGTCGGACAGGTAGGAGCCCTCATAGGCCATTTCCGTGCTGTCCATGGCCTCGTCGCCGGTGTGGCCCATAGATTGCTGGAGGTCGTAGCCCACGGCCGTTGATGTCTCCAGGACGCCGGTGCGCTTGGGAAACATCTTGGCGGCGATATCCTCGTCCATCCATTTGGTGCGGAAGACGTAGCGCGCATCGGACAGGTCGAGTTCCTGCGCCATGCTGTCCCAGAGCATGTTGCGCCAGCTTTCCCGGCGCTCATAGAGCGGCTCGCCCTCGTCGTCGTCTTGCACGCCCGATTCCAGCCAGCCCACGCCTGTCTTGACCGCGTCCGCAAAAGCCTGGCTGACGTGGAATTCCGCCCGGTTCACGTCGGACATGTACTTCATGATCTTGGTCTTGCTCTCGGCCGCCTGCGCGCCGTCCTTCTTGCGTGGCAGGATGCGGTGATCCGTGCGGCCGCGCTTTTCGGTGCCGAGAAGCCAGTTGATCGCAGTAGCGATGACGTTGAAGACCAGCGCCTGCTGGCCGCGCCCCTCAACTACGGCCTTGTCGGCCGCGTCCCACTGGATGCTGTCGTAGAAATCGGCGTCGCGCGACTGTTCCTCGCGGTTTTCCTGCTGGCGCTGCAACTCGATCCGGTAATAGCCGAGGATCTTGCGCCACAGCCCCGTTGCATACTCGCCATCCAGATCGGACGGCTTGCTCACCACCTGCGTATCTATGGCCGGGGCGTGATCCAACCGATCGACGGGGTCATTGGGCTTCTTGCGCCCCGTGATCCGCATCTGCCCCGCGTAGGCGGGATCATCCTTGTCGTTCTCAAACATCGCTGAGGATCTCCGCTTCCTGGGTTTTGCCGGTGTCGAGGTCGGTCTTGATCACGTCCGCGACGGCGCGCTGCTCGGTCTCCGGCATGGGCGGCATGGTGAGCAAATCGCCCAGATGATCGCGAATGATCGAGGTCAGGCGGATCAGTTCGCGCGGCGCGTAGGGGTTGAAACCCAGCGCCTGGGCAAACATCACGGTCGTTTCCACGCAGTGCTGCGCATCGCCGGTGGTCTCGTCCCACATCCACGCCATATCGAGCGGCACCAGGCAGGGGGTGACGCGATCATGCGTCGGGCGCAGGACGGTCGGCACTAGAGCCATGACGGGGCGGCTGGTGGCCAGAGACCATGTGCCGATCACGGTAACGTCGCCATAGGCGTGCTTGAAGTGGTAGCGGCTCAGGTCGATGACGGGATCATGCTCGGTGCTCATGCGCTCATACCTCCGCGCGGCTGTCTGCTCCGCGCTTTTTTCAGTGCTTCGTAGGGGTTGCGGTAGATGCTCGACGGATCAAAGCCCTGCGCCCATTGGCGGAGGGCGTCGGCGGCCTCTGAATGGCCGTCCAGCTTCTCGGGTTCCTCGGAATAGGCGCCGACGCGGGCGTTCCATTTCTTGTGGTAGAGTTCGAGGTGATCCAGTCCAGCGCGACACCCTTGCTCGTCGAAATAGGCTTCGGAGAACTTCGATCGGGTCAGGTTGATTCCGTGAGACAGATCGGGCACGCGGTCGACGACATACCAATCCCAATCGGGGGCCAGGTCGTGCAGCATGTCGAGCGGTGATGCGATGGTGGTGGCCATCTGCCGCTGGTGCGTCGCGTCGTGGGGCAGGTGCATGCGGCCGAACAGCCAGCCGGTGTCGCGCAGGGTCTTGACGTAGTGCTCATATCCACGCGCCCAATCTTCGATATAGGCGATGAACCGATGCTGAACGCCGACATACTGCATGCACCAGATGCCGGTGCCATCGCCGGCGCCGATATCCCAGAACGTGTGGACCGGCACGTTGGACACATGGCGCACGACGCCGATGCGCCCCTCGACGCGGGCGCGAGACACCTGCGGCGCATAAAAGCTGCCCTCGGTGGATTTCTGCCAGCATTCAGAGGGCGTTGAGGGGTACTCCCGCCACATGCTTTCCTGATCGCCAGATTGCTCATACTCGCGCTTGGCGACATACCAGGCACGCTGCGCCAGGCTGAGGCGCACGCCCATGTCGCGCTCGACGCCATCGAAATACTCGTGATCGGTCGCAGTCATGGGCGGGTGGTCGCGCGGGTCTTGCAGGGCGTATTCCGGCGTCACGAACCACGGGAAGAAATGGAAACGATACTCGGCGACACCCAGAGGCGGGCCGTTGACGTTGGCGGCACGCTTCTCGGCCCGCGTTGCAATCTCGAAAAATTCACCAGCCTTGCCTTCGGCGGTGCTCTCGATGACGGCGATGCCTGTTTGCGGCACGGCGGGCAGCGAGCCGTTGGTTATTTCCTTGGCCTTCTGCGGGTACTTTGCGCCGATCTTGCCCATTTCGGATATGTGCAGACGGTGGATCGTGCCGGATCGCATGGACGTCGCCACGCGAATGCTGCTGTTATTCCAGAAATGGATTTCGCTCTTGTTCTTGGTCTTGATCGGGCACAACGCCTGCACCTCGTCGGGCAGGTTTTCATAGGCGAATTTCACCTTGTCGCGGAAGATCACGCCGGCGTCTTCCAGCGAGTGCGCGATAATGCCGACGCGCTGGTCTGCGGTGAACATGGCGTGATCCAGCCACAGGATCGCGATCAAGGTTGTGAACCCCGCTTGGCGCGCTTTGAGAATCACGTTGCGGTAGTGCAAGCGGCTGATGAATTTGCGCTGCGGCCCGTTGGGGATGAACGGAACGACGGAACCCTCCTGGTGCTCGTCGTCCTTGGTCATGATCTTGTAGAGGCGCCCGGAGAAGATGCGCCAGCGCCACGATTGCAGCGCCGCTTCCCATTCCTCGGCCGTCTCGGGCGCAAATGTCTCGTCGATCTCCGCCGGTGCGGGGATCATCCTATCCGAAGGTCCAGCCATGGTGGCTGCTGCTGTCATACCTCCGCTGTCTGGCCTCCCTCGATCGTGAACACGCCGCGTCCGAGATAGATCGACATGCGCAGCGCGGCGGCGATGGCCTCGGGTGTCAGGTCGATGGCGGCGCAAAAGCCGGTGGCGATGAATAGCCCGCCCCCGTCCATGTCGGCCAGATCGAACCGCATGACGGTGCCACCGGCGTACTCGTTCCACTCGATCAGCCAGTCGCTGGGCGCGTCGCCGTCGAGGATACCGATCGCGCGGCGCTCCAGGTCAGCAATGGACGACTCGCCGTCGTCTTGCGTGATGATCTTTGAAGCTACGATATTGCCGCCGTCGATCAGAGCGGCATCTGTCCAGTCCGCGTCGATTTCAGGCTCGCCTTCATGATCCGGCGCCGCCTTGAGGTGGTCCCAATCGGTCTGGCTTTCCGTTCTGCGCGCCTCGTCGAGCGACATGATCGTGGTGTTGTGTTCGCTCATATCCGCACCTCCGCAGCAGGGACGTCGACGCTGTTGATCGCGGCTTCGGCCAGCTTGCGGGTGCGGAAGAAACCCTTGAAGCGCGGGTTTTCGTCCTCCCACAGGTGCGCATAGCGGCTGGTGTAGTTGTTGTTGATCTTGACCGGCTCGCCTGCGGTCTTGACGTGGGTTTCCCAACGGATGCGCTCGATGATGGCCTTGGACGATCCGCGCTTGTGGCCCGCGGCGACCAGCTGCCCGGCGAACAGGTCGAACAGCCGGTAAACCTCCGGGTGCTGGCGATGGAATTTCAGGAAGTCCCGGTCGATCTGGTTATGGGTCGACGTCATCGTGATCGTCCTCCATCTTGTCTGCTGGGATTGCGCCTACTGTGCGGCCCGGCAGTTCCTCGTCGGGCACGACGGGAACGGTCTGGGCGCCGCTCATGATCCGCGCGGCCAGACGTTGAAGCGGGTTGATCGCGTCATCGTCGTCCTGTTCGCGGAACATGCCGATGTGCTTGGCCAGGTTCTCCAGCGCCTTGCCGCGGTCCTGCATCAGGATTTCGATGCCGTGCTGGGTTTGCTTGACACCATCGTAGAGCAGCCTTGCCTGATCGCTCATGTCGTCAGTGTCAGTGATCTGCATCGTTGGCGCCCCGCCGCGCCCGTCGCACTCGGGGCAGTCAGGGTGCGGCGGCAGGTCGGCCGAGTAGCCATACCCGCCGGCGTCATCAGGCATGAGCGGGTCGATGATCTCGCCGGCGTCGATCTTCTCGGCCATGGCATTGGCTTGCTTGGCGTCGAGTCCGGCCAGAATCTTCGCCTTGGCTGCCTCGAATGCGTCGCGGAACTCGCGCTGCGTGCGCCACTGGAATTCGTGGCCTTCGCCGTAGCAGTAGCGGCAGGGAGGTGTGTGCAGGGCGACGACATCGGCCACGTTCGCCGTGGCGATCTGCCACCAGCGGCGCGCGATATCCTCGTGGGTGATATTCAGCTTTTCGGCGATGCGCTGCTCATCGAGGCGCACGATTTCCTGGATCACAGGGGTGCGCATTGCGCGCGATGCCTCGTGCCGTGCGTATTGCGGCTGGCAGCGATAGCCGGCGCGCCGATAGGCTTCGGCGCCATTGCGGCAGATCAGGTAATGGCGCACCAGCAGTTGCTTTTTCGGTGGCAGATGCTGCATCAGGTCTTCGATGCGCTCGTCGATTGACCGCGGCGCGCCGATATCCCGCTGTTTGTCGTCTACCTTCTTCCGGCCGCTCATACGCGCGCCCCGCGATGCCAATGTGTTCGCGGGGCACTGTAACGTGTTACTACATGTTCAGCAAGCCGGGTCGTTGTGGGGCGCCCTTGATCTCGCGCATGTCTGCCTCGGCCTGCCCCCGATGAGGGCACCAGTCGGGGGTGTCCTCAGCGTTTGGGATATGCCGCGACGGGGTGTGGGCCGTGCACACATTGCCGACAAGGAACGCGCAGCGCAGATCGCTCACAGTGCAGCGGGTGCACAGGGTGCTGATATCGCCTTCATCGCTTTGCCAGATCACAGGGCCAAAGGTTTTAGTGGTCATCGTCGTCTCTCCCTTTATTCGCCGGTTGGCGGTGGTGCCGAAGCCCCGCCAGTGGTCACTCGCGCAGCGCGGCCTGCGCCTGCACCCATTCGACGGCGGCGAGGTCGTTCATCGTGTCAGCGGCGGCGATCTGCTCTATGGCGCCTGCGATGTGCTCCGCGAAGTCCGGGCAAGGCTTTCTGCTGTCGTTGTTGTCGAACTCCGCGTCTTGCGCGGTCTTGAGCAGCGCGTCGCGGACGATGGTGAAGGCTTGGTTGGTCATGCCGTTCTCCTTGGTGTTCCCGTGTGTTTCTTTATCTTGACAGATGTTGCTACATGTTGCAACCTGTTATTGCACACCCGATACCAATGGAGGACACCATGGGCAGCACGTCTTACAAAACCCGCGACACTCTGCTTGAGATCGTCGAGGATCAATTCCACGCCGATGGCCAGGACATCGTCGCGGTCAGCCTGGGCGACGGGCGCACGCAGGGCGTCGCGCTTCGCATCGACCTGAACCGCGCGGCCGGGATCGACCCGCGCCTGGCCGACCTTTTGCGCGAAACCTACATCGCTGACGCTACCAGTTGCGTTACGGTGGGGATGGTCGTTCTGGTCGATGGCTGGCGCTCTCCGGTCCCTGAGCGGACGGTGACGGTGAAGGTGTTGGCCGAATGGATGGGCCCTTACCACCACCCGCGCGGTGATTTCCTGCTGGATCGTCTGTCGCCTGTGCGTGGCGATGCGCACCCTGCGATTGCGGACTCGATCGCGACGTGGCGCGAGTGCTGCGCGGAGAAGATGCCGCCGATCAAGCCTCTTTCGCCTGAGCCTGCCACGCTGCTGGTGTGATGCGCTGCTGCGGCTCGGGTTTCTGCCCGGCCGCGACCCCTTCCCGATTAAATCTATGAACGACAGGAGTTTACCATGGCTACTCGCGCCACCTACAATATCGACGGAGCGACGTTTTACTGCCACTACGACGGGCACAAGGCGGGCGCGGCTGCGCGCTTTGCCGGGATGATCGCGGCGCAGAATGTGCCGATCACTGGTGGCCGAAATTTCACGGAACTGACCGAGGTGAGACGCGGCGGCTGGCCTTTCGCGTTCATCCGCGGCGCCATGGATGCCGAGGCGAGCGATGGTCACCGTGCACACGCTGACACCGAATATCGCTACGACATGTTCGAGAACCCCGGCCTTCCGCCTCGCGTTGGCGTCTTGGTTCGGGATGGTCGCGGGGAATGGCGTCAGGGCTGGCATGGCAAGCTGGCGGATTTCGTCTACGAGTTCGGCGCGCCACTGGGTGCTCCGGTGATCGTGCAGGCGGCCATTCCCCGGGATCGCGGGGCTTTCCGGTATGAACTGGCGACGCTCAAGCATGCGATTGTGATCGAGGAAATGGCGCGTGACGCGGTCGACCGATTTGACGGCACGAACCCGAACCGGGCGATCTACCGCGACATTTCGGATGCGTGGGCCGACGGTATCGCGGCGGTGCGCGATCGGCGGGCTCTTGCCATGGCGTGATGTGCTGGCCAACCTCTGTCTCCATCACTGGCCCGCTGGCGTCTCGCTGGCGGGTTTTTGTTCGTCCGCAATCCTCTTGCGTAATTCGGCCCATGATCCGCAGTTATTGAGCCAAGCGACGATCCGTTCGGCGCGCTCATGGCTCACGCCTTCGCCTTCCGCGATGATGGGCGGCGCGCTCGTCAATGTCGTCGAGGGTCATTCGGTTGGCGCCTTTGGCATGCGCAGTGATGGATAGCCAGCGGCCTCCACAATCGCATTCGCTTCTTCTGGCGTGGGCTTTTTGTCCTGCGCCGCTGTGGGCGGCTCTGACGGCAGGTTGCGCCGGAACTCTGCGACCCTGCGGGCGCGCTCGGCTTTGATCAGGCGCAAGATGTCGCCCTCTGTCGGCATCTTGCGATTGGCGTTTGCCACCCATTGCCGGCAGGCTGCCTGAACCTCGTGCAGCGGATAGTCTTGCAGCATGTCCATCCAGTCGGTGATCATCCTGTCGTGTGCCGGCGAGCCCATGTCACGCTCCCAGCCGAAGCGATCGAACTTCTTAGCCATGACCTCCTGCTCAAGCGCCACCATCGCCCTGTGGCGCTCCAAGTCGCGCCAGTCGAGCAATGTTCTCAAGGGCGGCGTTAGGCCGGTTCTGGGGTCTGTGGGGTATTGCTGGTTGCTGCCCCTGAACGGTGTAACCTTGTTGTCCGACATCTGTGCCTCCTTCGATCGGCTGGAGTTTCGGTGCTGCCTTTTGGGCTGCCAGGTCACGCATAGCAGGCGTGTAGTATTTGAAGCTGTTGGGCGGTCCGAGTGTCCGCTTTGCGGCGACCTCGCGAACCTGTCGCAAGATTTCCATCTTCGTCAGTCCAAGATCGGTTTCCCATTTCCGAGCCTCGAACATGTCGGACTGCGAGCCGGCGATGCGCCCTCCCGGTGTCAGGCTGGTCGGATCCAGCCTCATGGCCTCACACAGCTTTTCACGCCATGTGTCGGCCTGCGGATCGGGCTGATCGGAGGGCGCCACCTCGCGCGCGGGCAGGTGTTCGGGCGCGCGCGCGTCATCAGCGTCACTCTTATGTAGGTAGTTGGGTACTTGGGAAGGATGTTCCGCGGCTGTATCTGTGGTTTGTTCCGTCGGTTTATCCGCGGTTTTACCCTGTTTGTTGTTTTTCAGTGGGTTAGGCCGATTTTTTCCTTTTTTTCTGTCCGATTGTTTTGCGCACAGATTTTCCGTATACACCGCTTCTTTTTGCAAACGCTCGGAAATCAGAACGCCGTCACGCGCCAGAAGGAACTGCCGAATTGCGGGGCCTATGCGGCGCCGCCACATGTGCGTGGAGACGCGGCAAATCTTAGCCAGGCGCCGGTCATCGTCCGGCAGATCACAAGAGGGGCGCGTCCACATGGCCATGAGGATCAGCATGTAGGCGCCCACCTCGTCGGCTTGCAGATGTTGAGTGTCCCGGTGGAAGGCGTCGACCCACAAGGGCATCGGTCTCTTTCCACGGGCCCTTTTCGGATCGAACTCCCTCATCGCTGTTTCCTTTCGCATTCCGTCCGCCACCTGCGCGCCACCTCGATCTCGCGATACTGCGCCATGGTGATGGTCCGATATCCTCGCGGACGCGGCTCCAGCCCCATCATGCGGTATCGCTGGTACACGGCAGACGTTCCGGAATATCCAAGCATCACCGCCATATCTCTGGTGTTGACGCCGGCCTCCCAGGCGCGCCGGAATTCTTCGTCGGAACACTTCTTGGCCGTGGTCCTGTTGTCCTTGCGGCTTGGAAGGCCGAGGCTCTTTGCCTTCCAGGTAAGCGCCTGATGCGTCACACCCAGCCGCTTCGCCGCCGTGGCCAGGCGGATATCGCGCCGCATCCACAGCTTCGTGAAAGCCTCGTCGTCTATGCCGGAAAGGGCGCCGGGCGGTGCCATGATCATGCTCCCATGTTCAGCCAGGACCGCGGCAGGCATCATGCTCACCACGGCCCTGGTCGTCGCTCATTCGTCGCGCACAGCCGCGATCAGCAGTTCGGTGTAGCGATGGATGTCGGCGAGTTCGGCTCGCACATCTAGGGGCTTGTCTCCTTCACGGAATTGGAACAACGCTGCCTCAACATCGAAAGCCGACGCCTGAATTTCACCCAGGATTCTGCAGATCAACCGGTCTCCCAAGTCGCGTCCTCCGCCATTTTCTTTCGACATATCAATTCTCTCCCTTCAAAGTTGTGGAATATCCACGCTTCACACAGAGGTTGTTTTGTCCACCCTCACACCTCAACCACCTCGACGCCCTGGGCGCGCAGCATCGCCTTTTTCAGCTTGAACACGCGGGTGCTGATTCCCTTGGAATCCTCGACAACGCGGCGCCCATCGTCGTCGCGATAGGTGAAGTCGGCCAGGTAATGCAGGACGCGGCCGCTATCGCTTTTCAGCGGTGCGCCGTCAGCGCCGATCAGGTCGATCCACACCTGCCTTTGGAGGTGGGTGATCACGCCGCCGCGCTCCAGCATCAGCAGCTGGTCGTAGCGGTCTGCCTCGCGCTTGCTGTCGAACGTGATTCCGCCGCGCGTCACCTTGGTGGCGCCGTACTTGTTGGCCGCCGGCGTGGTCTTTGCCTTCTTGCCGGTCTTGCCCGCCAGTTCAGCCCGGTAGACGGCGGCGGGAATGCGGTTCTGGGTCATAGGTCAAAACCTCCTTGCCGCTCATCACCGTTGCGATCGAGGAAGCGCATGACGGTCTCGCCGGTGTGGTCAGCATCCCACACAAACCATCCGTTGCGCTGTGGCGGCGCGCCTCCGCCGCGGAAGTCACTTTTCCAGCGGCACAGGTAGGCGCGGCTGATCGGGTGCGCGGCCAGCAACTCGTCGAGGCCGTTCTTGCGCGCCGCCGGCCAATCCCAATTCAGCAGGAACGCGACGTAGCGCACACCCGGAAGCGATATCGCATGCCTGAGCCAGCGCCCGTGGCCATCTCGCGCGTTGATCTCGCAGTACGGCGGGTTTGTGATGATGATCGGCGACGGCGCCTCGTCGTAGTCGTAGAAGCCGCGCAGGATCACGTCAGGGCAACCTCGATCCACGATATCGGACGCGACGACGCTGAACCCGTACTCGATCAGCGGGCTCACCATGTGGCCACCGCCCGCCGCCGGCTCCCATACCGCGCCGCCGATCTGCCTGATCCGGGGGGCTTCGGCGGCCAGGAATGCGCGCGATGCCTCGGGCGGGGTCGGGTCATAGTCCAGCGTGTCGCGCTCGGTGCGCCGCGGGGCGCGCAGATCGGGCAGGTCAGCAAATGCCTGCGCCTGCCGGGCGTCCCGCACCGGCTTGGGCTTGGTGGCCAGAAACAGCGACGTTGCCGATGGCGCCGCCTTGCTGCGGTCAGTCATGGTAATCGTCCCGCAAAAAGAATGAGTGCTTGCCCTCGGGCTTGATCTGCCGGCCGGGCACGAGGATCGTGATCGGGTGATTGTTGGCGTGGTCGAACACGAGGAAGTGCCAGCGCCCGCCCAGCCAGAACCGCCACAAGCGGCGCCCGCCGCGCGTCAGGCGCGCGACGAACCGCAGGTATCGAGGGTCTGGCGCCGCCATCTGCTCGATCAGGATGCTCCACAGTTCCGCGCCGTCGGTCTTCGGCGACACCCGCTCCCGCACGCGGCGGATGAAGTGGGCGCGGCGGCACATGTTGAATTTTTGGCTCATGGGTGCGCCTCCGTTACAACAGGCTCATCTGTTCGGGCTGCGGGCTGTCCTCCGGCGGCTTCCATATCCACGGGCCCGAGGCCGTGGGCAGAAGCGAGAGAGCGCCACGCATATCCTGCTGCCAGCGGGCAAACTCCGTTCCCGATGATGCGCAAAGCGCGTGGCCGCTGGGCCAGCCCATCAGTTGCTCGACAAACGCGGGATTGAGCCTCCGCTTCCGCCACCCCCCCCCTGCGCAACCATCTGCGCACAGTGATCGGCGAGACGCTTGACATCGCCGACCGAAAGAGTCGGCGCGAGATCGGGCGCCACTCTGAGGACTCCGGCCCATGCGGCGCTGTCTCCGGGTCCGGGCGGGAATAGAGGAAGGCAACCGCGTTCGGCAGTTGATCCGGGCTGTTCTCGCCCTTGTGGTCGCGGGCAGCTGGCGTCGGCCATGCCTTCACCGCCACTTGCAGAGACGTGATCGCCGTTCGGTTCGCGTTTGTTCCGTCCCGCTCTCCCATCCGCTTCTTCATCGCCAGATGGGCCTCGGGCGTCTTGTTGTCGTCGTTTGCTACTGCGGTAGGCCACGATGAACACGCGCTGCCTTTCATGCGGCGCGCCTGTTTCGCCCGCCGAGAATATGCCAGCCGCAGGCGTTCGGCCCATGCCCCATAAGCCTCGCAGCACGGTTTCAAGGCCGAGGCTGACGTGACCTGCGACGTTTTCGAGGAATACCCACTCTGGATCGACCTCACGGATGATCCGGGCAACCTCGGGCCATAGGTGGCGCTCGTCGGTGTCGCCGCGGCGCTGTCCGGCTGCGCTGAAAGGCTGGCACGGATACCCTGCAAGGATGGTGTCGATCGCGCCCCGGAATGGCCGCCCGTCGAAGGTGGTGACATCATCCCAGATCGGCGCCGGGGTGAAGTATCCAGCCCGTTGTCCTGCGATGATGGTGTTGCGCGGGTGTTCTTCCCATTCGACCCAGCATCGCGTGTGAAATCCGGGTTCTGCGAGCATGAGTCCAAAATCGAGGCCGCCGGCCCCGGCGCAGAGGCTGAGCCCGTTTCGCGGTCTGGAAGGTACGCCCACGCCATCACCGGCCATCGCCGTTCTTCATGCCCTGAACCTCGCGCTCGGCGTCGTCCTTCCAGCCGGCGCGGCCGGCGATCGCGTCGACGAGGATCTTGCGGATCCGGGTGATATGCCGAACCTTGTTGTCGTGGTGTTTGCTGATCCTGGCGAGATCGTTGCGCTGGCGCGCCAGCTTGCCCTGCAATGTGGCGTTGGCTTGCTGAAAGACCTCGATGCGGCGCTCGGCGGCCTTGATCTTCGCGGTCAGTCGGTCGATCCGGGCGAGTAGGTCATTGGTGTCGTGCTTCTGTGGCACCTGCGCCTCCATCTGGTGTCTTGAATGTCTGCCCTGCCGCACATGGCGGCTTACGGACGGGCCATCCGAACAGGGCACGCCGCGCATTCCATGGTCATGTTGTATGAGGCCCAACACACCGGGCTATTGCGCGCGACGGCCCCGATCAGGGTTCGACGTATTCCTGCTCGGTCTCCGGCTCGGGCACGGCCATCGGCGGCGCGTCCGGGGTTTCCTCGAACCACGACTGCGGGGGCACCGCGCCGCCGGTCTTGTCGCGGATCACCTCCATGAGGCCGTGCGACGGGTTCCGGCGGCCAGCGCACAGGTGGATGAAGTGCGTCCGGCTGATGCCGAACAGGCGCCCCCATTCCTCCTGCTTGCGGTCAGGAAACTGGCTCACATATTCGACGAGGTGCATTACCTGCTCTCCTGCTGATTACCCGGCGCAGTATGCAACCTGTTGCAACAGGTGTCAACGAGACAGGGAGAAACATGAATATTTATTTTTGCGAGACGCGCTGCTACAGTGTGAGACCCGTTCACCAGACAAAAAGGCTGACCATGAAGGTGCTGATCGCTGATCTGCGGCGGAAAACCCGCATGACGCAGAACGCGCTGGCCGATGCGGTCGGGATCACGCGCCCCTATCTTTCACAGATAGAGCGCGGCGACCGACGCATGACGCCGGAACTGAAAGAGCGTATTGCCAAGGCATTGGGCGTTGACGCCAATGACCTGGTCGATGTGTCAGCCCGTGGACGCGAGGACGAGGAACTCTTGCTGGAGGCGTTCCGACAGCTTTCAGACGAACAGCAGGACGTGTGGATCGACATGGCGCGGGCGGCCCTGCGCCGCGCCTGAGTCTGGATCACAGGTTTGAAAGGCCCGCTTCGGCGGGCTTTTTTTATTTCCATTGCAACATGTTACAGGATTTTCAACCCCGCCCGTGATTTTACCTGTTGCCACATGTTGCAAGAAACCCTAAGCTTCATGTCGTTATCCGTGGTCACGATGACCGCAGAAAACGGGGGTTGGCATGAACATGACTTTGGCCCGTAAGGAATTCACCGTCGAGTCCGCGACGGGGTCGTGGGTCTATTCCGCATATCGCGAAGACGGCAAGCTTTTCCACCTGGCCCACCGGCCCGGCGCGACAGAGGATTTCGTCGATATCGACTACACCTCCAGCCAGTTCATCCCGCTGGACGTGTTTCGGATGTTGGCCGACATGGGCTTTCCCGGCCGCCGCGACGCGCGTTGCGACCTGATACGGCCGCTGCGCGCGCAGGATGTGCGCATGATGCACGACCTCTGGAAGCTGCGGGGTGCGGCATGAGCAAGACCCGCACAAAGATCGAGGATCGACCGGTCACCGCTCGCGGTCCCGTGTTCGTGGCTCGCATCGACGGGCTCGCGATGGATTTCATCGGTGAGACGAAGATGCAGGCGATCCGCAAGGCGCGGGAGTTTCAGGAAATCGAACCGGCGAAAGCGCGTCGGTTCATGGGTAAAGCCGCACCTCAGGAAAATGGAGTTGAAGATGGCGAATGAACGCGCGTGCTACGGCATCGTTTTGGAGGCGGCGACAGAAGGGCCGATCCTCATGGAGGCCGAAGGGCAGACGACAAGCAGGGAGCAGGCTGTGCGCCGCTTGCGTCAGATGATCGACGGTCGTCGCTGGTTTCGGGGCTGCGTTGTCCGCTTGATCTACGAGGAAGGCAATCGCGCAACCCTCGACGCCATGGCCGGCATGCAGTCCGGCCCACAGGACCGCGACGACCGCGAAGAAGGCTTCGGGTCTCTCTGATGCGACAGCCGACCAGCGAACACGACGCACAGGCATGGTGGCGCGCTGCTCTGCGCGACCCCAAGACGCCGCGCCACGATGGCGATCCGAAGTGCGGCTTCTACCGCATGCGCAAGCGCAAGGGTGGGCCGTGGCTTCCGGTCGAAATCACCCTCGACCAGGATGTCGATTTTCGCACCGGTGAACTGGCGGCCGATGAGCGCGTCGTTGCTCTGGTCGAGGGCATCCCTGACGACGCGGCGCGCATCTGGACGTATCTGACGCCGATCACCCGCGAGGAATTCGAGCGGCTCTTTGCCGCGCGCGTCGCACAGACAGCCGAGGACCGCGACACCCTCCCAGACCTGACAGAAAGGGCGATATTGCCATGAATGACGACATGATCGACACAGCCGAAGCGCCGGCCGCGGGGCCGGGGCACAACTTGCCCCCGCTCCCCACACCGGAAAGCGCCGAACCCTGGGGGCCGAAGGTGCAGGAATTCACCAATGCTGCGCGCGTATGGGCCGAGTTGAAGGTGATCGAGGACGACGAGAAGTCCGAAAAACTGGCCGATTTCATCACCGGCATTCGCGGCCTGCGCAAGAAAGTCGAGGATGCGCGGAAAGACGCGAAGAAGCCATGGGATGATGGCGCCGCCGCGGTGCAGGGCGCATTCAAGCCGATGGTCGATCGTCTCGACGCGGCCGGCAAGCACCTCCAGAAGATGCAGAGCGACTATCTCGTGAAAAAGCAGGCCGAACTGGAGCGCCAGCAGGCCGAGGAACGCAAGCGTGCCGAGGAATTGCGCCGCCAGACCGAAGAAGCCGCCAAGGCGACCGAGGACACCTTTGATCCCGACGCCGAGGCCGAAGCGGAGCGCCTCGCCAAGGAAGCGAAGGCCGCGGAAAAAGCGTCATCCAAACCTGCGCGCGCGCAGTCCAAGAGCGCCAGCGGCGCCGGGCGCACCATGTCGATGCGCACGACGTGGGAACCCGAGATCACCAACATCCGCGCTGCCTTCATGGCCTTTCAGGATCATCCCGAAGTAGCGGAAACGCTCACCCGGCTGGCCGCGCAGCGCGCGCGCTCGGCTGAATTCGACCCGGAAACCGAGACGATCCCGGGTTTCACGCTCCACAAGCGCCAGTTCGCCATCTGAGGCGGCGGCAACACATCCAGCGAGGAAACGCCATGAGTAATGCACTGACCACGAAACCCGCCGCCGGGGGTAATCCTCTTTCGAACATCCCCATGATGAACCCGGATACCTTCGACCACATGTATCGCGTCGGCAAGATGATGGGCATGTCGCCGCTCTTTCCCGATCACCTGCGCCGGGGCGGCCAGGAAGCGGCGATCGCCAACGGCATGCTGGTCGTGAATATGGCCATGCGACTGAACGAAGATCCGCTGACGGTCGCGCAGCAAATCTACTTCGTCGGCGGCAAGCCCGGCTGGAACACGACCTACATGATTGCCCGCGCGAACCAGAGCGGTGTCTTTCAGGACCAGATTGATTGGGAAATCAGCGGCAAAGGCGGCGACAACCTGTCCGTGACCGCGTTTGCCACCCTCTCGGGTACCGGGCGCAAGGTGTCGGTCAACTGCGACATGGCCATGGCCAAGGCCGAAGGCTGGACGAGCAACAAGAAGTACCAGACCATTCCTGAACAGATGCTGCGCTACCGCTCGGCCGCGTTCCTGATCCGGCTCTACGCGCCCGAGGTCATGATTGGCGTGCCCGCGGCGATCGAGGTCGAACTGGCGGAAAGCGAGTTTCGCGACGTGACGCCGCCGCAGGAACAGCCCGCAGAACCCGAGCCCGAAAAGGAGCAACCCAAGACCACCAGCAAGCGCGGCGGCGGGGCCCGGAAGGCGCCGGCAAAGGACGCACAGAAGGCGCCGGATGAGTCGGAGGTGACCGACGCCGCGCCCGAAGACGGCGAGGACGCCGAATACAAGCGCCTCGAAAGCGCGGCCGAAGACGTGATCAACGACATCCGCGACGCGCCCAGCGTTGATTCTGCGCTGGAGTTCCATGCCGAGGTGCTGGCGCGCATGAAGAAGGTCGCGCCCGATCTGCACGCTTGGATCACGAAGGAAGCCAAGACGGCGCGCGAAGCCGAGGCTGAAGGCGACGACGAGGGCGGCGCGCCCCAGCAGACCGGGCGCCCGAAGCAGGATTACACACCGGATGAAAAGCCCGCCGACGATAGCTGGGCCAGGCAGATGGTGGCGACGATCAAGACCGATCTTGCCGACTGCGTGGGCGGCGAGGCCGTCGACGAGGTGCTCGACGTCTACGGCGCCGAGGTCTCGAAGATGAAGGACAAGTTCCCCGAACATCATGCCGAGGTGATGGAAAAGGTCGAGGAACGCCGCGACGCCGGCTGATCCGACCTGCCGAACCGCGCGTCCCGGAATAATCGGGCGCGTGGCAGGTGGGGCGCGTGCGAGACACCCCCCTCAAGCGCGTCCCGCCACTCGATTGAAAACGGAGAGAGACAATGCTGGACGAGAAGGACGATATCCGCTCTGCGCTGGAACAATGGGCCGCGCGCGGCGACTGCGGCGCATCGGCCAAGGCCATCGCCGCGCACCTGGCAGCCTTCGGCGAGTGCGATGGCAGCTACCCCGGGGACGTGGGCGACTTCGGGCGGTGCGAGGCGCTTCTCGATGCAGTGCCGCGCCTGCGCGAATATTTGCCTCTGATGGCCGAGGTTAACGCCTATTGGGCGGCGCTGGCCTCGCGCTGGGAGGAAATCCGCGCCGCCAAGGATCGGCAGGCGCTGATCGAGGAAATCGTGAAGCCCATCCAGCAAGCCGACCCCGGCCATATGCCGCTGGGCAAGGGTGCATCCCTGCGGGTCGGCGCCAACACCTTCCAAGGGACTACAGCAAAAGGAACGCGGGACATGATGAAACCCGACCCGGAATTCGATCAGGCGCGCGACAACGCCTACCGCGTAACGGCCGACGAGTTGCGCCAGTTCATCGAGCGGTTCGAGCGCCTTGATGCCGAAAAGAAGGACATCGCCGAACAGCAGAAAGAGGTGATGGCAGAGGCCAAGGGCCGTGGCTACGACACCAAGGTGATGCGCAAGGTCATCGCGCTGCGCAAGCGCGACCGCGACGACATCGCCGAAGAAGAAGCGGTGCTGGAGATGTACCGCGAGGCGCTGGGGATCTGATCATGAAATCCAACGTCACCGATTACGACCTGATCGTGGTTCACAGCACCGACTTCGCCGTTCTGGTCAAGGACGACGAGGATGCCGATCCCGTCTGGCTACCGAAATCCCAGATCGAACTGGATCACGACGACACCGGCCCGTGCTGCGTCACGATTCCTGACTGGCTGGCAGAAGAAAGGGGGCTGGCATGAGCAGCATCGAGTTGATTGGATTTCTCGCTGAGATCACCCTTCGCGCTCTGAGCGTCGGGTTCGTATTCGCTGCATGTTGGCAGAACGTGCGCGGGCGTTCCGACTTGGCACAGACTTCATTGCTATGGGCCATCCTGTTTGGCGTTTGGGTGCAGTCATGACCGATGTAATCGACAACGGCGGGCCGGCGTTTCCCGACCCAAGAAGATCGGTATCTGATGGGGAAAGGGGCATGTCCCTGCGGGACTGGTTCGCGGGGCAAGCTTTGGTTTCCATGGGTGATCGTCGCTGGAATGGCGATCATTCCGAAACCGGCACCGAGAAGCAAGCGCGAGCGGCGTATCGGATCGCCGACGCCATGCTCGCGGCCCGCGAGAAAGGCGGTGCATCATGACCAATGCAAAGCACACGCGCGAACCCTGGCAGGCCATTGGCCTTGCCATCTACACAGATCGCGGGACGCCTGGAATTGAAACATGGGTCGCGAACATAAAGCGCGGTCGGGCAGACAGTGTTGAAGTCGCCGATGCCCGCCGCATCGTCGCCTGCGTCAACGCCTGCAAAGGCATTCCAACCGATGCGCTGGAAAGCGGCGTGATCAGGGATCTGTTGGAGGCGCTGGAAAACCTTGAAAACGACGATGGCAAGGCAATGCCACCGAGTGCATGGGCCTTGGTGCAAACCGCCATCGCCAAGGCGAAAGGCGGTGCATCATGAGCGGGCAACACCCCTGCCCGGCGGGCGAATACACCTGGTGGGCGGCAGCGCACGAAGAAGGGCCTTTCAGCGACACGAACTGCACCAACAAGGACGAAGCAATCCGCGAAGCCGTCCACATCGGCGCCGTGCAGGAATTGCCGCCACATAAAGACGGTGACCCGTGGGAGTTCGGGGCCTACATCGGGTGGGCGCGCCACAATCACGTTAACCTGAGCGGGTATTTCGACGCTGAGGACTGGATAGACCGCCTTGGCGATCACATGGAGGACGAGGACGGCCCGGACGAAAATGGCTGCAATCACCCTCTTGAGGACGTGAGCGGGGACGATGTCCGCGCGCTTGGCGAAGCTGTCCGCTCTGCAATCTGGCACTGGCAGAACCGGCGCGCGATCAAGTGCAAATCGTACTGGCTCGACATGCCCTTCGGGTTGGAATGGGTGAGGGTCGAATATCCGGATGGTGCATCATGATCGAAGCACTCGGATACGCGGCAGTCCTGCTCGGCGGCGGATACCTCGCCTTCATGGCTGGCTTTGTCCTGGCGCTGTGGGTGGGGAGTTTCGCCCTGGAGGACGCCTTGCCCGCACTGTCGGCGGGCGGTGCCGCGCTGGTGCTGTGGGTGATCGCGTTCATGTGGTGGATCGTATGAGCAACACGTCCGAAATCGGCGCCCACCCCTCGCTTCACGCTCGCAGGATCGCACAAGCGATAGCTTCCGCACGGATCAATCTGACCAGCGAGGCGACGGCCCATCGTGATGTTCTGGCAGTGATCGAAGCGGCCGACATGGAGTGCCAGACCGAAGCTCGCCTGAGTGCATCAGAACGCATCGACATTCTGTGTGGGAGCGTTGGTGTGGAAGTGAAGGTTGGGCATCCCCGCCGGGCAATATGGAAGCAGCTGCGCCGCTATGCCGCGCTGCCGGAAATATCCGCGCTGGTCCTGGCGACCGGAACTCCATGGCCGGCGAGCATCAAGGATGTGGATGGCGTGCCCCTTTTCGTCGCAGACCTTTCGAGGGGGTGGCTATGAACGGCCAACTGCAATTTGCCGGGGACCGGATCGAACCGGGCTGGGTCGTATCGAATTTGAAGCCCCATGTGTCCATGAGGTTCAAGGACGTATTCAAGGGCATCCCCTTCGGATCGGTTCCGCCGTTCTTCTTGCGCGACCGCCCGTCCATCGCGGCCGATCTCGACTGGTTCATGCAGAGATACCCGTTGAGCATGGACCGGGAAAGCGAAGGGTGGTTGTCGGTTCAGTTGAAAGCCTATCGCGACGCCCAGGCGCGGATCGAAGAAATACACTCTACGGAATACACGCCACCAGTGTTGACCGGGTTTCGTGACGGCGAAGAACCTATGACCTATCAGCGTCGTGCGGCCGATCTGTTGCGAACGACGGGCCGCTTGCTGCTGCTCGACGATGTGGGCTTGGGCAAGACGGTTTCTGCACTGGCCGCGATCTCGGACGGATGGGGGCTTCCCGCGGCTGTCGTCGTCCAGCCCCACCTGTCCACGCAATGGGTGGTCCAATACATTGAGCGGTTCACGCATCTGCGAGCGGTTGAAATCAAGGACCGCAACGCACGTCAGGTGCAAGTCGCAGATATCTATGTGTTCCGGTACTCAAACATCGCGGCCTGGGTCGACATGATCGAGCCCATGGGTGTTCGCACCGTGATCTTCGACGAGATTCAGGAATTGCGCCACGGGCAAGCGACGGAAAAGGGTCGCGCCGCGGCATCCATATGTTCGGTTGTGGAAAACCGCCTCGGGCTCACTGCCACGCCGATCTACAACTATGGGTCCGAGATATTCAATGTGGTCGAGTACATTGCGCCCGGCGCGCTTGGCACTTGGGGAGAATTCCTCACCAACTGGTGCACGTCGCACGGCACCCACTGGATCGTGAAAGAACCCGAGGCGCTGGGCGCATTCCTGCAAGAGGAAGGGGTCACGCTGCGCCGCACCAACGAGGACGCGGAGGTCGCATCCGTGTTGCCGGGGCTATCCAAGACCGTGATCGAGGTCGATTGGGATGATGGTGCGGTGCAGTCCGACCGCGATCTGCAAGAAAAGCTGGCCCTGCAAGTCCTGAGCGGATCGTTTCACAACCGGGGTGTCGCGGCCCGCGAACTCAACATGATGCTGCGCCACGAAACTGGCGTCGCAAAGGCGCGCGCGGTAGCCGCTTACATCCGAACGCTGGTTGAGGGTGGTGAGCCGGTTCTGGTCGGAGCCTGGCATCGCGAGGTCTACGATATCCTGTTGGATCGCTTGGCTGACCTTCGGCCCGCCATGTTCACGGGCTCGGAAAGCGCAGCAGCCAAGCGGCGAGCCCGCCAAGCGTTCATCGACGGCGACACGAATATAATGCTCATGTCCCTGCGATCCGGCGCCGGGATCGACGGGCTTCAATCGCGGGCTTCGCATGTGGTTTACGCCGAGCTGGACTGGTCGCCGCAGGTCCACGTCCAGTTCACCGGGCGCCTGCATCGCCATGGTCAGGAGCGCCCGGTAATCGCGCATTTCCTGCATGTGAACGGCGGCTCTGATCCAGCGATCATGTCCACGCTCGGCCTCAAGGCGTCGCAAAGCCACGGCATCCTTAACCCCTACGGTGGCCAGGGCGACGCGACACCAGTGGATGAAAGCCGGATCAGGCAGTTGGCCAAATCCATCCTGGAGCAGGAGGCGCGCTCATGAGCCAAGACCATGACCCCATCCATGCCGAGAACCTCGACGCGCCCGCGCCTGCGTCGCTGGGCAAGCTGTCGATCGAGGGCGACATGGGCGTGATCCGCATCCCGCTGTCCGAGATCCACGCCCTGCGCGTCGCGCTCCAGCCGTGCCCGTGCCGGGCCACAAAATCAACGTCCACGTCCGAACTGCGCCAGCGCCTGGAAGTGGCGCTCGCCAAGCTGCAATCGAAATCAGGAGCGAGGAACTCATGAGCAATCACTTGTCCGCCGCTGATCGTCATCTGATCGAGAACTACATCGCGCGCAATGGCGTGACCGAATGCCCGCGCGGCGCATCTGGCGAGATACCGGAATATGTCTGGAAGCCGTCGCGCAGTGGCGAAGGCGGCGCGCTGGTCGTGTTGGACGGTCAAGGCGCCTTCGGCAAGGAGCGCATCAACGCGCGCACCCGCGGCATGATCTCCGAACAGGCCCGGCAGCGGCGCGTGATGAGGGCCGAGGGGCGGCTGCCATGACCCCCTACTACTCCGAACGCCAAGCCTGGCACGGAGCCTGGCGCCCGCAGGTCACCGACGGCCCGCCGCCTGAGCGCACCGCGGACGGCCGGCGCCACACCCTGCGCCGCGTCCAGCCGCTGCCCGTGGAACTGCGCGGCTTGCCGCTGTCCGAAGTCGCCTGCGAGATCGACGCCCACGAAGCCCACGCGGCGCGGCTCGCTGTTGAGGCGGAGACCGAAGCGGATGGTTTCGTGACCGTGTGGCCGGAGGGGCTGTGATGGCCAGGTTGATAGATGCGATTGGCCCTCCTGAGCTGCTATCCGTTACCATCGTTCGGAACAAGAGCCTGGACGACGGGACACCAAGGCAAGAGAAAGGCTATCGCGCGATTTTTGAGTTTCGCGGGCCGGGGTCGCATCCAGTCTTTGCCAGGCCGTGTTTTGCCGCAGACGAACGAGTCACTCAGAAACGCTATCAATGGTCGCCTCTTTTCAAAACCGAGGCTGAGGCTCGCAATTGGCTGGCGCCTGCGCACCCCCAAGGCGTCGTCATTGATAAACCCAACTCACCGGCGGCCGCTGGGGTGCGATCAAGCGCCGGTCCACCTAACCCGCAGGAGGGGCCATGAAACCCGAACAGATCATTTCCGATGAAAGTGTCGAGGAGGTCCACGCCAACGCGAACTTCGAATCCATGACGAAGCGCGAAGTGGTGAACGTCGGCGTCGTTCAGTCAGTGCTGGGCTTCTCGATGGGTCATACCATGCACCAGATCATCCTCGAACACGGCCTGGTGAAAAAATCGAGCGGCGTTTGCCCTAAGCTCACGGCGAAGGGGCAGCGATACCTACACGCGATCATCGGAAACCGCGCCTCGGAGATCATCAGCTACATCGCCGAAGGCGACCAATCCACCTAACCCCGGAGGCCAGCATGGCTGACATTGAAGACGATCACTTTCCCGGCGATTGGGACGATGAAGACGACGATGGTTTTGACGAGTGCGGGCTGCAAGATGACGGCACATGCTTACTCGCCGGGACCGAACACTGCGATTGGGATTGCCCCCACTCGCGATGAATCCAGAAGGAGGCCCCATGACCACCCTATCCAAAATCTCAGCCGAAGCCGCTGCCTCCACTCACGACGCGGCGCTGTCCGACGCCCGCGCGGTCCTTGCCGACATGCCCCACCACGCCGACGAGCGGATCCTGACCGCATGCGACGTGCTGGAGACCTATGGCGAGCTGCCGGAGCGCCGCCGCATCTGCGACATTCGGCAGATGATCGAGAGGACGAGGTGATGCCAAGAGTGCAATCAATCCAAATAGGAGCGTGTGATGGCGAGGACAACGGTCGACAGCAAGACGTATGAGACGACGCACCGACGCGGACTCCCTGCGATCAGGCAAGTGAACAAGAGCGGAGGCACGGTGCGGTGGATCGCCTTGCAGTCAGAAATCGGCCTCAAGGTGATGCGCGCTCTGGATTTGGAGCCGGCGATGGCTCCGGGGTTCAGCGAGTCCAGATAGGAGATTGACCATGCCCGACATGAAAACCGAAATCGAACGACTGACTGCCGAAAACGAGCACCTAGGAAAAGCCTGCGCCAGATGGGCAGAGGTTTCCCAAAACAACCGCCAGCGGGCGAAGACGGCAGAGGCCGAGCGGGACAGGCTGCAAAAGGCTGGCGACAGGCTGTCATTCTGCGCGCAGGCCAGTGGTGGGAGCGCAGGGCAGGACGCTGATCTGGTAGACGCCATCAACGGCTGGGCCGAAGCCCGATCCGCCCTACAGACCGACACGGACACGGAAGGGAAGGCCGATGATTGTGACTGAATTCACAAAGCAAGCGCTGAGGAAAAGGCGGGACAGGCGCGACCGTCTTGCTGACGGGTGGGAATACGTTGGCGAAAATGGCGGCAATCTATGGGAACTGGAGCGTGGAACACGATGGAGGGAGCGGATAGCCGAAGTCGCCATATCGGCCTGCGGAAAAGGTGTTTGGGTCAAGACGACGGACACGGGAGGCTGACCATGTTGACGAAAACCTACCCCCAAGACCGCCCCAAAGACTTTCTCAAAGAAAACCCGTCGGAAAAGTGGCGGTGCGATATTTGGGTAGGTGACGGCAGTGATCATCATGGGGTCGGAGCCACAGAAGCTGAGGCGCAATATAACGCCAAACTTGCGTACATGAAGTACCGGCGCACTCCTAACGCTTCGAGTATGGGAGACTGACCATGCCGATCCGGCCTGAAAACCGTGACCGCTATCCGCCCGACTGGCCGAAAATCAGCGCCCGCGTGCGCGAGGAAGCGGGGCAACGGTGCGAGTGGTGCAGCGTGCCAAATGGCGAGTGGATCAGGCGTGGTACTTGCGACGGGCTAGATGTTTGGTCGTTCTCTGCATCGGCGCATTGCGACGTGTTCTGCGCTTCCACTGGCGACAAGCTGGACGGAGAAAGTCATGACACATGCGACCTTGGCAAGCCCGTCCGTGTGGTCCTGACTACCGCACACCTCGACCACACCCCCGAGAACTGCGCCCGCGACAATCTCGTGGCCCTCTGCCAAAAATGTCACAACCGCTATGACGCGCCGATGCGTCGTGCTGGATTGGCTGCGCGTCGTCGCGCCGAAATGGCTGACGGCGATCTTTTCGAGAAGGACTGACCATGCCGATCCGCCGTCTGCCCCCGATCTTTGCCAAGGTCCGATTCCGGCTGAGGCCCGCCGATGTTCCGCCAGTCGTTTTCCGCTTTTCGAAGCAGCACATCAACGATGCGCGTGAGACAATCCAACGTATGTGGGATGAGGTCCCGCTTTATACTTATTCGCATTGCTGGATGGAAACGCCCTATCTCGGCATCATGGCCTACTGCCCCGACGAGGAATGCGTGCACGTCAGGGCATGGAACAAGAATGGCAAGCACGCGACGAAATTTCAGTTTCGGTCCTTCGATGAGGGCGGCTTGTCAGATATGGAAAAGGTCGTGAAGGCTCAGTATTTTCAGGCGGCCTACGCCTTACACCTATATACCGAGCGTGCCGCAGAAGTGTCGGTCAACACCTTGTCCCGCAATTCGCCATCCGCGCACCGCAGGGAAGGCGACACGCTGCGATATGCCCAGCTTGACGATCTTGCCAGCGCAGCGGGGCAGTCTCGCCAGCGCGGGTATGCGCGGCCGTGCGAAGTATCAGGGATCAAGATGCGGGAGCACGATGTTCGCGGACACTGGCGGACGTATCCGAGTGGCGTTCGGGTCTGGGTAAAACCGCACAAGCGAGGTGATGTAGGGTTAGGCCGCGTGCAAAGGGTGATGCAATGA